TTGCCATTGTCTCGCACTAAAGTTCTCTTCTTCTCGTCACTTGCGAAGATTAGATAGCCGACGTACTCCTCACGATCAACCATTGCGTAGAGCTCGTCGTTTTCTCCAAGCTCAGTCGGCCAAATACCAATGTTTATTTCATTTTTTGCCATAGTCCCTACGCTCGTTCCTGCGCCAGCTTCTTATCAGAAGGCCGTGGTGCTCTAATCATATACTGTGTTCCGTTACTTGAGAACTTCATCTCGTTTGTTTCTGGATCTACTACAAGTGAAGTACCTTTGTCGAGTAAGTACTGTCCAACTCCTTCTCGATCTGTTTCAACCATGACGTATGTCTGAACTACGTTCATATTCTCATCAACAGTTGGTTCAACACCGACATAGTAGACAGGACGAATGACGCCTTCAGTGTCTCCATCAATGGTCTCAATTACTGCCTTGCCCATGTCATCTAGGCTAATGTAGTTTTTGTAGACCATGAATTCATCGTAATCTACCTTGCTCAATTTTCGTGAATCCTTTCTCTTATTTCCAGCTGAAATTAGAGGTTTATCTGGACTAAGGGAGAGAATCTTATTCCTAATCATAAGTAGATTTTCTGAAATTACACTGCGAAGTGACCGGCCGTTACTGTCAACAACGTCTCCGATGTCCGACATGAATAGGCTAAATAGCCTACTAAATTGGCCAGAATACATAGCAACCTTTTCATCGTTATCTTTGCCTGCTCTTGTTGCTTTTAGAATAGATTCAATGTATTTAGTGTACGACTCAAATGTATTTTGCGACTTATTATTCACTGGAAGGCCAGCTTCTTTTTGGCCAGCAACAGTTATCGCCGTACCACTAAACGAAAGCCATTCTGGATCCATTTCTTCATATTCATTGTAGTCTTTGACTGACACTCTTCCACTGAAAGGAAGAATGGAGTGAACTTTGCTATCGTCTGTGATAACGCCAAGCACGTCGTTAGTCCAGTCAGAATCCATGAATGAGACAGTAGCGCCTCCGCTGCTCTGCGCAAGTATCTCTGGCTCAAGTGCGTACATCGCTCCGTTTGGATGTAACACGTAAAGACGAGGCAAAGTCAGGCCGTTGTTCAACGCTACGTCAGATCGGTCAGACTTCTTCACTGTCCCAGCAGCGTCCCAGCCAGCCGCAATAACTTTTGAATCTTTTGGAAGGTAACCGTACGTGTGTGCCGCGCCTGACATCAGCAAGAGTGCTTGTACTTCGCCAAGAGTCAGCGCGTTGACATTGCCTCCTACAGACTCGACTGCAGAAGTAACTTCTGGTTCAACACTTTTTGTATTCTTTGTCTGGCCTTTTTCCTTAAGTGCACCAGAGTTGACAATGACGTCTGCAATTGGAGTTCCATTTATTTCAGATATTCCCATGTCATCGAGCATTTCCATAACTCGACCATAAAACTGTGGTGGAAGTTCAACTATGTTTCCAGGAGCAATTACATCAATACCGTGCTTGAGCATTGTTTCGTATCCACCAGGCGCTGAGTTGCTAATTGAGTTTGCTCCGATGATTCTCTGACCGTACTTATCGTTTCTATTGGCATAGAGGTCAGTTCTTGAATACACATTCTTAGGATCTATCCATATTTTTACATCGTTGTCGTACTTGATTAGAGAGTGGCCTTCGTTGAATTTATAACCGTGCGGGCTGAGATAGATGTAATCTGCTCCGCCTGTGGCCATGTCCTGATTTTCTGACATTCCAGAGTATGGCAGTCCTTCATTAAACCTATTTACAGTTGAAATAAGTCCTTTAGTAACTAGGTTAACAACTGTCTTAGCTACTTCATCAATTATTGGTTTTTCTGGGCCAGAGAAAGGATTACCAAAGTAGCTTCCAGCCGGCTTTACAAATCCTGAGCCTTCACTACCGTACTTAGTATTTACTTTTTTAATGATGTGGTGAATTGACACCATGTGCATAAACACTTCTGTGCCTGTCTCGCTGGCAATTTGTTCTGCAACACCTTCTGGAAGTACGTAGTTGATACGTCCGTGTTTCCCAGGTACAAGATTGACATTATCTACTGTAACTCCGTAGTCTTCTTTGATTTTCTGGAGCATTGAAGCGCGTAACGCCTGCGAACTAACATTGTTAGCAGGATCGTTTTCGTTAGAAAATAGCGATAACAACTTGTTTTCAATGACAATGTCAATGTCATCTGACGAAGCGCTAGTGACGTCATTTACTCCTGCTGTCTTCATTGCTTCAGAAATGTCGTCTAATGTTGCATCAATTGGAAGATCTATCACGACTTGACCGTGGAATGCAGCAGGGGCGTCGTCGTACGTGCTGTTGGCTATTTGAGCGGTGCCTTTTATCTTTTGCGCAGAAGTTATTGTAATGCTTGCTTTTGCATTGTTGTCCTCCGCGTCATACACCCACTCTGTGCCTCGACCAAATCCTCGGCCTTCTTCGTCTACTACAATGTCTCCAGTGTCAGTGAGCTGCGTGCGCTTTAGCAATGGAGTTGCCTCTGACCATTTGCCGGCGTCACTAGTTTTGAGTGCCTTAGCATCTTGCAGTTTTGTTTCTTGTGCAAGCATTGCCCACGGCGTAAGCTTAAATCGTAGTCTAAGTTTTCTCTCGCCGTCTGGGGTAATGATTGTTGACGCGTGAACATCAAGATCTTCAATGTCAGTGCTGTCAACAAGCGCGGACTTTCCAAGAAGTCCGTCATCTTCTCTCTTTGCAACGGCGTACTCAACAATCTCTGAAAGAGACGGAACTCCATCAACGTAACTTCTAGTAAGCGGGAATTTTTCTGGCGATTTTTCAACTTTAGGACGGCCTGATGGGCTAATTCCAGATTTTTCAAGCCTTTCTTGTTTTCCTTTATTAAATCCATCAACAAATACATCTGCTGACCTTGAAGAATAAAATTGTATTGCATCAAACAGTTGTCTAGCTGTCTCGTCAATAAACTTTTTGTCACGTTCGGCCATGTCTGAACGCCAGTCTTCCGATGCGGACCTCTGAAGAATTCCACGGTAGCTCGCTATTAGCTGCCTAACACGGTCAAATGCCGTGTAATCTAGGTCGTCAAACCGTCGCATATCGCCTTCAAAATCTCGAAGCATCTCGTATTCTTCTGATTCTTTTTTATTATTAAGTTCATAAAAGGCTAACGTGTTTGTAAGCGCGCTCTTTGCTGACTCAAACATAGCGCCTGCCTGACGTGTTTCGTCATCGTCTGGGCTTGAGTTGTCTTCAAGACTCTTTGCAAATAGATCAAACGCGGGATCAAAACCTCTAAGAGCTTCGTCCATGTTTGCGTACATGTCTTTAGCTTCTACCTCGACGCTGCTTTCAGTAATTGTTTTGATTTGCTTAACGACAGAATCAATGTTCTTTTGATGCTGCTCTTGTCCGCCGCCGTACCCTGTAACAGTTCCAGGCATGCTTTCGTTTACCTGCTCAAAAAGATACTCAAGATTGCCCTGACCTTCACTGTCAACTTCTACGAGATCTTTTCTCTTGAGAGCATCTGGGAATTGGCCATTTAACCATTCTGCGACTGCGCGTAGTTCTGGAGAATTATGATACTCGCTAATAGCTTGTTCAGTAAGTCCCTTGTTGAACCAGCCATTGACTGGCGATATTCCAAAAATTGGATACCACTTTCCTGCGTCAACATTCTTTTTTCCGCCGGCGCCTGTGCTCATGTAGAACGGAACTTTTACTCCGTTGATGCCTATCATGACGATTGGACGGCCGGCATACTTAAACATGTATGAAGACTGAACATTGCCTTTTTCATCAACTGGAACAACTGTCTGTGCAGCAGTAACAACTATTCCTGGAATTACTCTTGGCAATTCTGAACTAATGTTAGTCAGTGTCCAAGTTTCATTTGATCCCTGCTCTTTATTTTCTGCAGGAACTACCTCTGGTTTAGATGTAATGTCTGGTTCTATATTTGGAATTCCAAGTTCTAACAGATTCATCGGCTTTGGATCTTGGCCTACGATTTCAACAAAAGTTACTGGAACATTTCCAAGATACTCATGTTTTTCGTTTCCTTTTCCGACAACACGGAATTTAGTTCCTCTTTGAAGAACAAACTCGAGCTCGTCTTTTTCGTCTTTAGCAGCGTCAATGTAAATGCCACGTGTGCCTGCTGGAGCAACCATCTTTAGCAAACCTTTATTTTCATCAGCAATATTTAGTATAAACATTGCCTTGTCTTTATCAAGACTTGTTGAAGAGAATCCTTCATTTACGAATTCATCACCTACATTAAGCTCGTTGATCGCTCTTCCAACTCCACCATAGCCTTTTACGGCCCTGTATAGAAGCGTATCTTCGCTAAGAGGATCAACTTTGTTAATCGCATCTGTAATATCGGTGATAATTCCTACGTACTCTGCAAGTTGGAATTCATCTTCAAATCCGTCAGCGGCCCGCTCTTGATCCTTAGGGTCAGGTGACACCATCTGAGAAGCTGTGATGTTTACGCTTGCCGACTCGTCTTGGTACACATCAATGGCACCGAGGAATCCTTTTGCAGGTTCGCCTTGACTCTTATATTCTTCTACAAGACGTTTGTGCGTTGATAGCTTTTTCTGACTCTTTTCAGCGCTTCTTATTGCGGCTTCTTTTTTGGCGTCAGCTTCCTCATCGTCAGCGTTGTCATTTTGCTTTTCTTCTACTTCAGAAAAGATTACAGCGGCAGAGTCTTGAAACGCGCTATGAAGTTTTCCATCGCTGCCCATCTTCATAATTTCGTCAGCAGTAAACCAGCCAACTTCAGAGTTCTCTCCATCTTTAGGAGACAGGTCCCCAAGTTCTCCTGGCCCTACTTCAAACACAACTGTCTCGTACGACCAATCTGGCGATGGTTTACCACTATGAATAAAGACTGGGCTAAGTCCGCTAATGTCACCGCCGACTTCTTCCATAAATTCTTCTTTGGCAGTTGCAGTTGGAGTGTCTGCCATTTTCTTATTTGTATGCGCTCCGCCTGGGAACCCCCACTTGCCTCCGCCACTTGAAAGATTGCTCGAGCGCTTAGCGAGGAAGTACTCGTAGTTTCCATCTTTATTCTTGCGGCGGACAAGCGCGCCTTCTGCACCAAACCTACCCCAGTACCGCTTTCCATCTGATGCAAAGTAGTAACCTTCACCAGTTTCTTGATCGTTTCCACCGCCAAGAGGCGCGAAGAATGGAAGGTTTGGAGGAGTTAAAGTCCCGTTGCGCAGAAGTTGAACGTCTGAGCTAGAGATGTTTTCTGCATAGTAGACGCCGTCATCTCCCTTACTAATGGTGTAATCATTCCATTTGCTTGTTGGAGCTTCAGAAACTGGAGCCCCTGACGGGGCATCAGCTTTTGGGAGGTCGCCGCCAGACTGTTCGCCACCTTCAGGATAGATAGGAGTCCAAACTTCAAGTGTTGGAACATCAAATGTTGGGAATCCTTTTTGTTCACGAATTGCATTGATCTGGTTGATCAGTCGTGCATTGCGCTCTTTTGAAGCAAGAACAAGAGCTCGAAGTGGAGCTTCGTATTTTGTTCCCTTAAATGCTTCAGCAAGCCAGGTTGCATGACCAAATGCTATAGGCGTTGTTCCCTTGATGATGTCTGGAATTGTAATCCATCGCGCTCCAGTAGCATCATCTCCTGCTGCAAGAGGAGTGTCCCTTGGAACTTCGTAAGCAACTGCGCCGACGTAGGCTCCCTTGTACGCTCGTGGATCCCAGTCGTTTGCGTCAACCTCGCCGAGGAACGTGCGACTGGTGGCTTGGTCGGACGAGATCCCAACTTCTTCCATCATCTCACGATCTGCTGCTGCTCCAAACGACTCACCTGCGTCTCTAAATCCACCAGGGAGCGCGTGCGCTCCCTTGAATGGACCGTGCAAGCGAGAGATCATTAACACCATTGGAGTTCCGTTATCGTCGCTTGTGATGATCACCGCGTCAGAGGCAACGATCTTGCTTTCTTTTGACAGTGAGAACTCATTAGTTGCGTCATCAATATCTTGATCGTCGTAGCTATCGTCAAAGTATGAGCTGATGTTTGCTTTTGTTTTCTTTGATTCACGTACGAGGTCAGCGCTAGGCTTCATCAATGCGAGGCCTGCTGGCATTGGAGGCACAGGTTCTCCGTTTAGCTCTGCCTGACGTGCTGCTGCTTCGTAGTCACGAGCTGCCTTGAGCTTTGCCCAGTCTTTCTTCTGCTTATCTACGATGTCCTGTGGAAGCTTCTTAGACGCTGGAGTTGTTGGAAGATCAATCCATGGATCTGTATCGTCTTCTGGATTAAGAACCGTAAGTGTGCTTGGGTTCATTGACTTACGTGCGACACCTGGGCCCCAGTTGCCTTTCTTAACACTGGCAGGGTCACGTGGGTCAATGTCGTAGCGAATATAAACATTGATCCAATCTTTTTCGTTGTAGCCCTCAACGGTTCCAGAGTAGCCCCACTTATCGCGAACGCGCATTCCAGGAGTGATGAATGTCTTTCCATCACGTGAGTATCCAACAGGACGTCCACTTGGATCAACTGCATCGAGTGGTGGCAGGCTCTTTCCTGTTGGGCGCCAGTAGTACTGGCCAGTAAGAACTTCAACGATACCCTCAAGCATGTCGCGGAAGAAGTTGTTGTCAATTGATGTTGCGCTGTCGGCAGGCTTGTGCGGGAACTTGTCAAGAATTGCATTGAGTTGGGCAAGTGCCTCTTGTTCTGACATTGTTCCTTCGCCAAGTGCTTTGCGAATTTCAGCAACCTGAGCTGCTGCTTCACGAACGCGCTTGCGGTCCGATGCCATCAGTGACGTGTCTTCACCTGTGACAAGTTCAACTGCTTCGTCAAACTCATCAAACTTCTGCTGCAGGTCAGCTGCCTTGTTGGCATCGCTTCTGAACGCTTTATTCTTTTCCTCTGCCGACTGCTGTGCTGTCTTTGGAGCATCTGCATCTGGAAGAACATCGTCTGGAGCCTCTGCAACTCCAGTCGGCATTGCGCCTTGTGGAGCAGCGACGTCATCTGGACGCCACTCTGGATCAAGAGCTTTTGCTGGCGCGGCTTCTGGCGCAGTTGGTTCTGCAGCCTTAGGCGCTGTCTTGCTGATGCGGATCGCATCGGCTGCATCAGCTGCCTGAAGCATAAGACTCTGTAGATCTCCTGCGCCTACTTCTGAATAAGGCTCGAGGAACTCTGCTGCCTCTCGGAACTTCTCCTCGGTGTCAACATACAGTTCACCGCTATAGGCGTACAGCGCGTCTTTAACTGCCTCGCGGAACTTCTTGATGTTCTTCTCATCCTTTGCGCTGCGATCAGCGTAGTCATCAAGAATGTCTTCAGCATCACTGACAGCCTGTTTTACAGACTTAATAATCTGCTCGTTGTTGTCGCCACCTTCTGCTGGTGTTGGTGTTGGTGCTGGTGGCTCTTCAACTCCACCGCCGCCTTCGCCTTCGGTAGTTGGCTCAGGTGTTGGCGCAGAAACTTCTTCTTCTTCTGCTGCTGGAACTTCAGGCTTAACAAAACTGTCAATCCAGTTGAGTGGCCCAAGATCAACCATCTTCTTTGCACGTGTTACTGCAACATATGCGATCTTAAGTTCAGTTGGTTCAGGCATAATGACTTCGCCAGTTACTTTGTCAACTCGAGGGCCCCAGAAGTCGTTCCACATAGTGGCGTAATCCCATTCAAGGCCTTTAGCTTGGTGAACTGTCGTGATCATGACGTCAATAGCGCCGCTATCTACTTCAGTAGGTTCAGCTTTCTTAAGCCCAAGCGCCGTGCTGAGATCGTTAAGCAAATCAAATGTGTCTGCCTCACTCGTAAACGGTGCGTCCCAAGTCTTAGTAACTCCGTTATACTTAAAGCGCTTTGTTTCTTTGATTGCATCTTTATTTCCGTACGTGTTTCCAGAGAGCGAGACATACGAACCTGAGACAGCGTACGTGATTCCTTTGCCAAGTTCACCAGTTGCACCAGGCGCTGTATCGCCAACATCTGCCTGCGTGTCGTCTTCTGACATATCGCGGATTTCGCCAGAGCCCTTGACAAGCTTTAGCTTGTCAATCATTTCACGAATTGCAGGAATTCCTTCAGCGTCAACCATGTCTGCAAAGATTTGAAGCTTTTTGCTGTCAATCAGTTCATCTGCAATTGCTTTTTGAACTTCAGACCATGACTTAAATGGAGCAAGATCCTCATGAAGTTGGCTTGGTTTATTTTGTCCAGTGATCAGATACTCTGCTGTATCTGTAAGACTTACGAGATCTCCTCTGTAATTCTTTGTCACACCAACTACTCGGCCTCGGCCAAGTTGATCGGCAATTGCTGCAAATCCTCCACCATTGGTACGGACGAGAATTGCATTTGTAGTGTCGAGCATCGAGCCAGTAGGCACAACCGTGCCTGGATCTGATCCAGCACCGATAACTCGAAGATCAGTGCCAAGGAGTTGCAGCCACTTGTTTGCTTCTTTTGCGATGTTCTCGCCGAAGCGGAACGACTTGGTCAAAGGCAAACGCTGTACTGCTCTGTCAACTTTTTCTAGTTGGTTTTCTCCACCGCGGAATGCGTAGATCGCTTGGTTGTTGTCTCCAACGTACACAACCTGAAGTGGTTGCTCGCCGATGACTTTTCCAGATACTGGGTTGATGTCCTGAGCTTCGTCAAAGAATATGAAGTTGTTTGCGAACTTTGTTCCAGAGCCAATCTTAGAAAGGTCTGGCTTTGAAAGTGCCCACATCTTTGTAACAACTGTGTTGTTGATCTTTGCATTGCCATTTGGATCTTGGTAGTCGCTCCAAATGTTATTGGCGGTGGCCATCATCCAATTTGGAACGTCACCACTCCATCCAGCTGCGATGAAGTGTTGCTCGCCAATCTCATCGTCGGCACTGATCATAAACTTGTTGACAACTTCTTTGAAGAACTTAGTTGCCTCAAAGAGCGAGACTGTCTCGTCGTTGTTGCCTTGGAACTCAGTGATGCCAAACGCCTCGGCAAATTTCTTGTAATACGCGAGTGGGTTTGACTTCTTCAGGCGCTGCATCTTTTTCTTGACTTCATCAGAAGCCCAGCGGTACGCAATTGCGTCGTTTGTGACGACTTCAATGTTTGTCAGACCAGCTTCAGCAAACTTTCGCTCTGCTTCGAGCTGTGCGCTCTTATTAAATGCAATGTATACACCACGTTCTGTTGGACGCTCTTTCTTTTTGCGCTTTCCAGCTATCAAAAGAGTTGATGTCTTGCCAGTTCCAGCAAGCGCCTCAACAACAACGTCATTGCCAGAAAGAATTGCGTCAAGAATTGCACGCTGTTCTTCTGTTGGCATAAACGGCTCGTCCTTGTACGGATCGTTCGTGTCAACGCCGTCGTACTTAGGATTATCAATTTCTTGAGTATCGGCCATTGATGTTGGCTTAGAGGTACTTCCACCTTCAACGCCTTCTGGATCAATCTCACCGATTGGCAGTGGTGTTGCCTCACGGACCATCTTTTCAACATCAGGTACAGAGCAAGGTCCGTTTGCAGGTCCAACGGCTGCTGTCAGTCCAGAACCACCACAGTTCCAAGCGGCGGCAATTGCTTTAGCAGCAACATATTCAGCGAGGTCTGCTTCGTACTTGGCGTACTCATTTTCGTAGTCAGCAAGTTCTTTTTGTTTAGCCTCAAACGCGCCATCAACATTAAGAAGTGTTGTTGGTGTCGTATCTGGATTTTCAATTGCGCGGTCGAGCATTGCATCGGTGATTTCCCACGACGCTTCAGCGTCTGCGTCCGCACGGTGCCAGTCTGGTAGTTGGACTTGAAGGAAGTCGGCAATTGGTCCAAGACTATTTGATGCACGGCGCTTGCCATCTTTTTCACTTACCTGGCTTGCTCCAAACTTTGTCTTTGAGTTCCACTTAGGCAACGTGCCTTGGGCAAGATCTTTTGAGTCAATTGTTCCAACAATGTTCAGTGACAGCCCGTTTTCACTAAGAACTCGGTTAAGAATTTCAAGATCAAATGGCGTGTACTGCCCACCAAGAATTACATCGCCACCGACGTTTTCGTTGACAAACGCGAGGAACTGCTCGTGCGCTTCCTTCATTGACGGTTGTGTTGCAAGCCATTCTTCTGTTACAGGCGAGCCGTCCATCTGCTTAAGATTCTTAGCTGACCAATCGGAAAGCTCATGCTCTGGATTCATGTATGAGCTAAACCGAGCATTGACCTTTCCATCCAAAGCAACAATTGCGCCGATCTGCACCGGATTGTTCTTTCCGCCTTTTTCTGGACCAGGAAGACCTGTTGATTCGTAGTCAAAGAAGACAATCGGAGTTTTGCGGATAATTGCTGCAGCCTCTTCCCATGTCTTAGCATCTTTGAGAAGCTCGGCCATCTTGCCGTTGAACGCGCCCGGTGAAGGCTTGCGCGGTGCCTTAGGACGGTGCAGTGCTGGCTTGTCGCCCTTAGGTGGAATTGTGCCACCACGAGCAGCAGGAATGATTGTTGTTTCATTCCACTCTTTACGCTGCGACTCGTGTCCTGGGAAGTAGCCTTGTACGCTGACCTTGTTTTTTGGAGTATCTCCATCGCGGAAGATACGCTCGATAACAAACGAGTCATCGCCAATCACATCGCCTGGTTGCAGATCCTGTGCTTCGTAGCCAATGCTATCTGTAAGTGGAATGCGCTCTGCGAACGGATCAACCGTTGTATCCTTAATTCCAAGCTGATCAAGAATGTTTGAACGGCGACGCTTGAGGACGTCCTTGAGCATTTCACGGTCTGTTGGATCTGAAATTACTGAGTCAACAATGTCGTCAATTTGACTTGGTGTGATGTTAAGAAGCTTGCGACCACTCTCGACAATCTGCTCTGGCGTCATTTTTCCGAATACTGAGCCAGCACTTTGGTTTATGTCCCTATCGCGCATCGAGTCAAGTTCACCAACCTCTGGACCAAACCAGTCTTTTGGTTTACCCTGTGCGCGCCACTTCAACGCGCCACCTGGGTCAATTCGGTATGTGTTACCTTGTTCGTCAACAACAATGTTGTCGTAGACAAGACCGATCACATCGTAGTTTGAAAGCCATGCGTCAATTGCAAAACCGTCATGAAGTTGCGATGTAATTGCTTCGTCAGATCGGCTACTTTGAAGAGTTTCAGTGCCAGGAATCATCGGTGTGACAATCCTGTCAGATCCAAATGAGCCAGCGGCTGGGTTGTATGTGCCTGGCTCGCTATCTTTCTGGTCGTCTCGTGTTGCAAGTCCAACTTCTGATGAAGGAATTTCAAAGTGACGATAGAAAGCTGAAGCAAGTGCTTCGTTTTCAGCGTGCGACTGAGACTTTGCTCTCTTTACATAGAACTGACGACCGTTTTCGTCTTCGTAAACGCCGCCTTCGTTTGAACCGCTTTGTCCACCAACTTGTTTCCAGCCTGAGATGTCGCCATAGTATGGAACTGTTGGTGATGCTTGTGCTGGTGCTGGTGCTACCTGCTCTGGAGCAACTTGCTCTGCAGGCTGCGCTTGTTCGGCGGGAGTAGCCCTACGCAAGACAACTTCGTAAACTCGTTCACGAATTGGCTCTACTCTTTCAATTGTAAACGTGCCGTATCCAAAGTATTCTTCTTCGCCAGGAAGCCATGAGTAGTTTCGTGTTCGTACAGCATCAATTTCTCCAGGCGCAAACGAAAAGATGATTTTGGCTTGACCTTCCTTGGATGGAGTGCTGCCGTAGTCTGTTTCGTCTGCCACTTGATCAATTGAAGACATTGATCGTGGATCAATATCAATTGTGTTTCCAACTGTTGTTTGATCTGTAAAGTCTTTTGAATCTGTTTGAACATAGATTCTTCTCTGCAGTTCAACATCATTTGGTATTGCAGACTCAGCGACAAGCCTGTACATTGCTGCGGTTGAAGTGTCTGCAGTAAGGTCGTCTACTCCTTTTGAAATTCGCTGACGGCCTTCGGCAAAGTCTTTGTAATCTCCATACTTCTTAACGATTTCTTTGACAAACACCTCTCTTCCAGCGTCTTCAAAGGTATCGCCAGTGCGCCTAGCAATTTCCTCAACCATTCCTCGGTAAAAATCTGTAATGTCCCAATTGATCCCGCCTGCATCGTTTCCGTCGGCGGCCATCTGGAGACCCCAGAATGCTCGGAACGCCTCTTGCTTTTCTGGATCATCGCTTAGGGCCCAGTCAATGTACTTAGCGATTAGCTTAGCGCCTTGCTCTGGACTTTCAGTCTCAATCGTGTCAACGTCTTCTGAGCTTTCAATTTCCCTAGCAAGTTTGATTATGAACGGATTTGTCTCGTTATGGTTTTTGACAAGTTTAACTGCGTTAGCTGTGTAGTCTGGCGCGCCAAGCATTCCATTTATCTTAGCGGCGTTTGATGAAGTAATCTTTCCATACGGAGTATCTTCAACAACTTTTTGGATATTTTTTGTGGCGTTGTTTGCAGCTGTTTTTTGTTCTGGAGTTTTCGCAAGTCGTGCATACGCTCCAGAAAGAAGAACGCCCTTGTCAAGTCCAGTAAGTTCAAGTGCTTCAAGAAGAGCCTCGACTGGAACGTCTTCCATTCCAGCATCAAACTTAAGACGCGCCATTCCATTGCGCTCGTCGGCGTTCATAAGCCCCTGCGTCATTGACATCGCAAGTTGCGCTGTGTTGAACTTCCTACTCAATACTGCTGGATCGTCAGTGTAGTCACTGCTTTCCTGAGTGGTTCGTCCCTTAGGACGATACACACCGAAGATGTTTGGCTTGTACGCACCGTCTGGAGCAGCAAACATTGAATCAAATGCCTCTTCATCAAATGCTGTAGCTTCGCCCTCGTCAGTGTCACCTTCAAATGTGCCATCGTCTTCTGGCCCAGTAAGCTCACCTGAAACATTTTCAGATCCATCGGCATCGCCGTTGTACCACTTAGCAAATTCTTCTTCGCTTCCTTCTGGAACTGAGAACTCAACTACTGGCCAGCCGCCTCCTTCGCCTTCTGGACTGACGATGTTTACGTCTCCGTCAGGGAATACTTCCTTAAAGCGACCAATGACCTCATCAAGAGTTTCATCTTCAGATGCGACATCAACTGTAAAGCTCGTACCTGCTTCTCCGTTTGGAAGCTCTGTGCTTTGTCCATCTGAAATGCCGTACTCATCTTCAAGTACTTGTGCTTGCTCTTGCTTTTGTGCACGAGACTCGTTGTAAGCCTTTCCAGCTTCATTCAAGCTGCCGTCTGCATCGTAGAACAAGTCAAGTTGACGCTCAAACGAAGGAGCTGTATCTGTAACTTCAGGACGTGCGTCTGGAAGAGGACGCATTGTGCGCGCTTCTTCACCAAGGTAGTCTTCAATTGGGTTGCCGTCAATTGTTGGCATAACTGGAGCAGCGATCTTGCTTGCGAGCCAGTCGGCTTCTTGCTTTCCATTGAGCTTTTCAAATGCGCGGCCCTTAACAAACTTGCCAACTGCGCTGCCGATTGATTCGGCCTTTCCAATTGCATCAACGTCAGCCGGGTTGACATTTGGATAGAGGTACGTTCCTCCACCCTTTCCATCGCGAGACTTAAACTTGATGAGCAATTCGCCAGTAGCTGGGTCAAACGACATCTCTTCAACTGATGAACTTGCTGATGTCTTGATCCTACGGAATGTTTGTTGACCTTCAGGTGCTGAAGGCTGCTGAGCTCCACCTGGCCATGCTGCATCAACAAGACGGTCAAGTTCGTCCTGCGGCATATTGACGATGTCATCTACCTTGACATTTGTGTCAGGTGCAGGCTTATTTATCTTGTCAATGGTGAACGTGCGATCTTCACCGTCGGTCTTGCTGAAACCTTTAAGTTGCTTTTTGCCAGCTTTGTTTTCAATGATTTGCTCTGGTGTAACTACGCGCAGTTTGTCATTGAAGTCAAAAGCGACGTCTTTCTTTTCTTCGATTGACTTCTCAATGATTGCTGGAAGATCTGCCGTAGGCGTGTTGCGCATGTCATTTGCTGCGTCAACAAGACGTTGGATCTCTGGTGAGATCTCTGGTGGTTCAGCAAACAGTGTTGGCTGACTCTCGTCTCGTAAAAGCTGGATCTTGGGTGGTTCCCCTGGAATCAGTCTCCCGTCAGGTCCAATCCTGAAATCCCCGTCGGGCAAATTCGTCCACTTGGGTGGTTCCCCTGGAATCAGTCTCCCGTCAGGTCCAATCCTGTACTCCTCGTCGGGCAAATTCGTCCAGGGCAAAGGCTCGCCAAGGCTCGGGTCAATAATCCGTTTTCCGTCAGGTCCAAGCTTGTAAATATCGTATGGCGGCTCGACCAGTTTCGGGTCAATAATCCGTTTTCCGTCAGGTCCAAGCTTGTAAATATCGTATGGCGGATCATAGATAGCTGATGTGTAGTCGGATCGCAGCTCTGGATACTCGTCAAAGTCTGGCATTGGACCGCTGTATCGCCATTCACCGCCTACTGGTGGAATGCCAAATGGTACAAATGTCCAATTGTCAGGGTCATCGAGCTGTTCTCGGAATCTTTCTCGCTGCCTCTTTAGTTTCTCTTGACGCCTTGCTTCTCTTTCAACACTGCGCTCATCTTTACCAAAGCGTTCGTCTAAGAAATCTTTAAACTTCTCGTCTTCAAAAAATGTATCTTTAGGAGGCATTGACGTAATGCCTGGAGCTTCAGATGGCGCAACAATCTTGTCCCAAGCGAAGTTCTTGCTTGTTCCGTCAGAGTCTGTTGCCTTTAGGTTTGTACGACCTGTTTGACCATTTTGCCAAACACTTTTTGGAGTAACAACGCGATCTTTGCCGCTGTATGTGAAGCGAAGCTTTTGGTCGTTATCAATAGCGTCTTGAACAAACTTCTTGATGTCTGCAATCTTGTTGACTTCTTTTGGATTGAGATCAATTACGTCTCTTATAGCAGCCGGTGCCTGGACTGGTGCAGGTGCTACATCTGAAGGCGTCATCTTATCTACAATGAACGTGCGATCTTCGCCGTCTGTTTGACTAAATCCAACTACGTTTGTAGTTCCTGTCTTAGGATTTTTGTAGATGCGCTCTGGCGTAAATACACGGTTCTTTCCACTGTACTTAAAGCTGATTGGATACTGACCGTCAATTGCCTTCTGCACATCGGCAACAACATCTTGTAGATTTGTTGACGTGATTGGTTGAGGTTCTTTACCTGAAACTGCTTCAACATTGCGTGGAGCTTCAGTGACCTTTGCCTTTTCAGGTATTGGCGCTTCCATCTTTGAAACGTTGTAAGTACGCTCTTCTCCAAGGGCGTGATCAAACGTCACGATGTTTGTTTCACCGTTCTTTTTGTTTACATATATGTTGCCTGGCTGAACCTGTCGGTTTTTGCCGTTGTAGCTAAAGTTGATGAGGTTTCCTTCTCCACGAGCTTTCTTGATGGAGTTTTTCTTTTCCTCTAACGTTGAACCTGCAAGATCGGACACACCGCCAGATGGATCTGCGTAGCGGCGGTACTTCTGCATTCTGTTGCCGCTTCGCACAGCTCCAGTCTCGCGGAAACCGTCTTTTGTTGCGTCGTACACAGCGTCTTCGCTGAACCAGTACGTGCTGTCGCCGTCTGTCATCTCGTATTGTGTAGGACCAGTTACGAGTTTTTCGTGTGTGATGCCTTCAACGGCCTTCTTCATTGCTTCTACGTCAAACGGAGCCCTTGCTCCAGTAGGCGCTTCAGGCTCTTCTGGCGTAACTTCTTCCTTAGGCATATTCTTTTCGCGAATTGCCTGTGCATTTGGCATGTCAGCTTTAACAGCCTCGGCTGCCTTGGCAAGTGTGTCAGTTGTTGCGACACGCTTGTTGTCACCTTCACCGATAAATATGCCTTTACGCCATACATCAAACTTGCTGTTTCCGTCGCTGTCAATGCTCTCAGTAATGCTGTGGTCTGAACCGTACTCGTCTGCTGGTGGAATGTGCGTCCACTCGTTTGGCTCTCCAAATTTTGTACCAGCGACTCGGGTTTCCCAGCCTTCAGGCGCAGTGCCTGGCTCTGTAGTCGCTGGCATAGGAGTGACTGGTCGCTCGAGTTCTTTTGTGGGTGCGCTGATTGCTTTCTTAGTTGCTGGTGTTTCAACTGTCACTGGCGCAGTTGGCTTGCCATCAGATTCCATCTTTGCAGAATCCATGATGTAGTCAGTGGCGTTGTAGTCGCCGTCGGTTGCTTTGTCAATTGCGTTACGGAGGTTGTCCTCTGTGCCCGACATCTTGACAGTGCCGTCGTCCATAAGCTTGGCTGTAACGCCTGGAGCAAACTCTTGTGTCCAAGCATCGAGGCCTTCTTGATCTACTGGGCCGTCTTCTGTTTGCCAGTTGAGGCGAACAGATTGTGTTGGTGCGGCAACACCGCCTGGCTCACGGCGAGGTTCATCTGGAGATGCAGGTGCTAGTGCTTTTCCAGGTGGAGTTGTTGGCGGCTTTCCAGGTCCAGAAGCTGATGGAACAACTGCGGTTCCTCGCTTGTTTTTTGCAAAAGAAACGTCTGATGTTTCTGATTTAACTACCTTTGCGTCTGTCCTAGGGTTGCCGTCAAGGTCGTCGTAAAACTCTGCAGTGCCGTCTTTTTTATAGATGTCTGAGACAGCGTCTCCACCATGAATTGCTGCAATCTTTCCATCTGACTCTTTTATCTCAAGAAGCTTCATTCCTGGCGTTGGATCAGCTTTATAGACGCCACTTTCAAGTTTGTCATCTACACTTGATGATTCATCGCCCATCTTTTCATGAGGACTTAGTCGTGGAATAAAGACACCGCGATCAAAGAACCATGGATCGTCTTTTGTTTTTACACCGCTGACAGTTGATTCTCTGTCGCCAAGCCAACCGTCTCCACCACGGCCCCATCTCGCAATGCGACCGTCCTCGTGACGAAGGTACACTGAACCTGGATCTAATGCAGTTCCGCGAGCACCACTAGTTCCAGGCGTACGTGTTCTAAAGACAGTGTCAATCTTTCCAGACTCAAGCGCTTCGCGCACTGACTCTGGCATATCTTTTTCAATGTCTGGAGCGATTGCGCGTGCAACCTCAAACATGTCACGTGATTTTTCTGGGCTAAGCTTAAATGCAGATACAGTTGTAGCTTTTTCATCTGCTAAACGCTTGTTCTCTGCATCAACTAGTTTTTGAACAGAGTCAGGAACTACTGCAGGTGGGCGGTCGCCTGGAGCTTTCTTATCAAATGCTGACTTAAACTTATCTTCACCGATGTCTTCTTGAACAACATCAACACCCCAGCCACCCTTGCTGAGTGCCTTCTGACCTTCAGGAGAATTTAAGTACGTTTGATAGCTGTCCTGGTCCATAAGCGCCGCGCTCTCTGCACGGTCCCAGCCATCAATGTTATTGGCAATCATCTGGTTTCCAACTGCACGGCGCAGTGTTCCACGATTTACACCAGAAAAATCTGCCTCGCCTTTATCATTTGCAGGGACATCAAGACGGTAGCCGTCAGCTGTTGTAAACGAAACCATCTTTGGATCGCTACTTTGAACTTTCTTCCAAGCTGAAGGAGAGTCCATGCGCTTAAGCGCATTTGAGTCAATTGAATACTTTCGTTGCTCAGGATCAACTTCAACGTCGCGGTCGGGCAGACCTTTTAGCGCACTCTTTTTAAGAGTGGCTTTTGCTGCAATACCGCGGGAAGCAGGAACTGCGTACACTCCGTTTGGTACATATTTGTTGTCACGAACTTCAACTTCAACGTCGTCAACACCTGACTGACCGACAACCTTTCCAGTTACTCCCCGATGTGAACCATCTGGAAAGCGAACACTGAAGTTCCAGCTTCCACCTTGAAATGCAAATCGTCCTTTACGGTCACGGCGCTGCAAACGTGCGCGAGCAGAACGCGCAGCACGTGAGTTGCCGCCAAGGCCAAGGCCGAGTACAGCGATGATTGGTTCAAGATCAACAGCAGCTGTGATTGGAACAAGACCTGGTCCCATAGCAGCAAGACGTGCAAATGCATGCCTGCGTTCAATCGAGCCTGGTTCAAGTGAGTGTGCTGAAGCTACAAGAGCACGAGCAGCTTCGCTGTTAATGTGCGTGTCTGCAGCAATCCATTGTGCACGAGCGTGGCGAAGTGCGGCCTCGTCCATCTTGTGAAACTTTGTTGAAAGCGGGTGACCGATAGAAAGAAGATCAGAGTTTTGCAGTGATGCGGTCGTAATTTTGTTTCTTGAGGCAAGTGAAACGAACGCAGAGACTGCACGCAGTGCTCCATAGATACGAGCGTCTGCAGATCCAGTCGTGTTCTTACGAATTTCGCGCTCTGCTACTGTAAGTGCAGCACCGAACGAAACTTGTCGCTCTGGAAGAATGTTCTCGTTGGATTTTTCAACGAGACTCTGTACCTTATAGTAAAGACTGAGTTGCTGGATCTTACTAAGTTCTCTGCGCTTTTTTTCGTTTGACATATTTAGCTTTCAACTTGTGGTAGCAGGTCGGCATCTTCACTGTCGTATGTCATTACTGCGAGTTCACGAGCGCGGTCAAATCCGCTCTCGTTGTTGTCAACTCCACGCTTCCACGCTGCGCGCAGAGCAGGAATTACTTCATAACCAAGACCACTGTATTCTGCAAATTCTGTAATTGCATGTTCAGTTGTCTCGTATTCGTTCTGTGGGCGAAGCTCGATGTACAGCTCGTCTGCTGCCAGTGCACTGGCAACAATAGATGCCGTGGACTTTGGATGTGCTTGTGGAAGCAAGTCATTGTCTTGCTTGTAATTTGGATTTGATGGACGACCTGCGCTAAGCAAATGCAAATACGCATTTACGCGTGCCATCGCCCACTGATCACGAGTCTTGCCTGGTCGGTGCGAGCTTGAAAACGCGCCTGCGCCTCGGCGGTACACTGCCTTTAGTTGAGCAAGTGTTGCCTTACGACCAGCCTTAGCATCTTTGTTGTGCTCTTTAACTTTGTTCATCAACGCTGTTTCTGTTTTAGCTGAAAACTTAATGCTTCGTCCGCCTGCTGCAGATCCTTTTGGATTCTTTTTTGATCCTTTGATTCTGTCTTTTTTAGGTGCAGGCTTTGACGCTGCTGCTAAGAATCCAAAATCATCGTAGGCTTCTTCATCGTCTCCAAAGCTGTCGTCCATGCCATCTTCATAGACATATACTTCAACTTGTTCTTGCTCTGGCATTGCGACTAGCTTTCCACCAGTCTGCATTCCAGTGATTGCGCGCAACTGCCATGCCCACTTCTTATGCATGTCATCACGTGTTGCTAAGAGATCGCAGATGCCCTGCTGGTTTGCTTCAGACGCGAGTCTAAATGACTCAAGAATACATTCATTGAGAATGTTGTTTGCCTCAAGAAGGTTAGCGCTCATTAGCACTGGATCATCAACCATGTCGTTGTCGGTGTTTTGAATCTTTGAAAACGAAGACATTGATGACAACGTTGCTGGCGAGTCGTAGCCAAGCTTAAGAATGCTTTCAGCAATTGGATCAACTGCGCCTTGTGCATCTGCGTAGATTTCACCAAACAACTCGTGAAACTCAGAAAAGTCCGGCCCTTTAACATTCCAATGAAATCCGATTGCCTTTGTGTAAAAAGCAAATGTCGTACCGAGGCAATGACCGAGGCTCATTGCGAGCTTGGCATTGGCTTCTTGCGACTGGTTTGGGTTGTTCATAATCATAATGTTCTCTTTTGTTATTGAACCGGTGTGACACTAATTGGTTGTGCTTCTGTCGCTGGTGTAGGTGTGTCTTCAACTGGCCCAGGCACAACAAGTGGTGCCCCTTGCGGTGTAGGTGCAGGTGCTGCCTCTGCTTCTGGTGCAGGGGCTTCTGGTGCAGGGGCTTCTGGCTGTACGCCTTGCAGCATCTGCTGAACTTCTGGTGGAATTGGCGCAACGCTTTGTGCTTGCTGTGCAGCACGAGTTGCTTCAATAACTTCAGGAGCAACTGCCGCGAGCATCGCTTCAGTAAGCTCTGGAGTAATTGCACCTTTCTCCATAAGAATTCGTAGTGCCATTTCTGTTGGCGTTGGCGCGTCGGCTTCAGAGAATCCATGCGCACGGCGCCATGTATCAAAGCTTACTGCCATGCGATCAAATCCACTGTCAGCGTCCATTGCACGGTCGTTACGAGTTGCAACTGCGCTTGGGTCGTACCAAATTGTCATACGCTCTACATCTGATGGGTCAAAACCATTTGCCAAGAGATACGGACGCAAGTACACAACTGTGAGCGCGTCTGCGATAAGCAGCATCATTGGCTCGATGTGTGCCTTATACAGTGCTTCGTCAATCTGAAGCGCGTTGCTGTACTTTACGTTTGCAAGACCTGTGACGATATCTTTTGGAACATCGAGACCTTGCAAGATACGCTCGAGAACGCGATCAGCACGTTGTGCAAGTGCTGGGTCAAATGAACGCTCAAACTTGAACTGCTTGATCTTGTCACCAAGTTCAGCAGGTCCACGAATAATCAAAGGCACAACTGCTGATGCAGAGTCCTCGTCACGAATAGGCGTGGTCATCGCATCAATGAGTTGATCTTCAAATTCGTCAGCTGCTTCTTCAGGATTGAATCCTGGGTTGAGGTCGCCAACTTCATCAAATGGATAGTTCGGATCTGGAGTTGCTGCAACACTCAAGCCGTCTGGAAGGTACAGTGCACCAGCATTCAAACGTGAACGCGCCGTTGAACGGAACGTGCGGTTAAGCAACAAAAGCTCTGCGCACATGTCAAGCATTCCTCGTAGTGAAGAATCAGCCTCTTCAGAAAAGCGTGGGTGTGCGCGCCAGATGCGACCAACGAAAGCAGATCCTGGAAGTGCAGTGATGCCCTTGCCAGTTTTTCCACCAATTGATTGGCCACCCATCAAAATATCGCGGCGTGAGATAATTCCATAGTTGTTCTTTGAGTCAACTTGAACTTCATCAACTGAACGAATATCCCATGACTCTGGAATTCCAGTTCCGATGCGCGCTGGCATCTGAACTAAGAAGCATTCACCGGCTACGCTAAGGTTGAGCGCGGCATCTCGGAGAAGTCCCGCTTGTCCACCGTATGCTGAGTCAAGTCGTGAGAGTGCGCGTTCTGCTGCTGCCGCGAGTCGCGCATCAACGACCGCTGACGAGCGGACCGATACAGGTGCCTCTGCCGGGTTCTCGACGACCGCAGCATATAAACGTATGCGGCTAACAACAGAAGCAACAAGGTTAAAAGCATACTTGATCTCTCCAATCGCATCGTAGTATTCCCAAGCTTCACCCTGCCATGCACTCGATGTTGCTTGGCGACGAGCGCGGAAATGTTCTGCTTCTGTTTTGTCATTAAGCTTAACTTGAACTGCTGCTGCGGTCAATCCGCGCGGCGAAGAAAAAGGAGCGGCCTCTGCAAACGAATAACCAGACGGAGGAACCAAGCGTGTAGGCGGTGTCGATGTCCGACGGGTTGGTGCAATACTTTTGCGAAAAACAGCCACTACTTGTTGTCTCCTCGTTCGTTTGCTACGGAATTAACAAAAACTTAGTCAATGCGGTAGAGTAATCCAACCACTGCTGAGATTGCAAATATGCAAGATACAACAACGGTTGTTTCACTAGCTATTGTATACATACCTACAAGACCTGATGCGACCCAAAGTCCCATACACCATTCGCACGTGATCAAATATCCGAGGCCAATTCCTTCTGGCTTTGACCATTTCCAAATCCACTCTCGGATTGGATTAAGAATGTGATCGGTCGTGATCAGCCGAACAATGCGATACGCGGCCAGTGACAAGATGACTAATTCAAGTACGTTGATGTTCATTCAACTGGATCCTTTGATGAGTGCATTGTTCGTGATGGATTCCATGTCCGCAAACGGCTTCCACAACCGCAATTCTCGTCCTTTTCTACGGACAAAAACTTGCCGGTGACGGTCGTTAGGGTTGCGCGCTTTTTTGTTTTGTCGAGAGTTGCTGGGTCGTATTTCTCTTGGAAGATCAAAACTGGGCCAGAGTTACTGTCAGCGGCGATCATTACAGTGTCTCGAGTCAGCACTACGCGAACGGCCTCAACTCGGCGAGAGTGCTGTACGTGTATGGCCTCTGCCCAGGAAAAAGTGCTTTGGCTTTCTGCTGAAACAAGCGTTGAGTCAGGGCAAACTACAACGCGGGCAGGAAAGAGATCAAAGATACTGCTCATTTTCCTACTCCAATTCTTCGGGCCATCGCGCGGTATGTCACATTGGCTGCTGACGCTAGTTCTATCACAGAAGCTCCCGCGCGGTAAAGCGAAATGCACAGTTGCGTAAGTTCTTCATTTGCCAAGGCGTACGAACCAGTTGGATTTGCGCGGGCGCGGTAGCGGCGGGCAAGGGGTGCAAGTTGCGCTATTCTTTTTGCGTCATCATTCGAGATCTTTGGAAATGACGGACTATAGAAACGACGTGCGCGTGAGTGCCTGTGGCGTGATTTTTCCGCTGCGGCTAAGTGAGATGAATGCGAAGAGGAAGAAGGAGGAGAGGGAACAATTGGGAGGGGGGATTTGGTTGGTTGTTGGGAGAGGGCACGGATTGACGAGCGTTGCTTGGGCGGCGTCCACGCGTCGGCGATTGCCGCGAACGTCCAGCCTGCCTCGCGAAGTGCACGTATCCGTGCACGAAGCACGTCGCCCGAACAAGAAACCAAAACCTTAACCTCATCATCTGGAAGCTTCATCTCTGGCATCGTATCATTCGTACACTGCACGTCGGCGCAGCGGAACATTTATGTACGAGATATACATTAAGGTTAGATGAGCTCGTAACTTCTGTACAAGAGGACGAATAGTACATTATAGTAGTTGATTTTGGCCTGATAGACGGCTGTCGTTATTGAACGACATGTGTCAAATCGTTCCCACACGCATGTCTATGGCCTGTGTTTTCTGGCGCAGGAACGAGCGAGCAATGTGCGAGACACGTGATGACGTGTTAGTTGTATGAGCTACGACGTGCTTGGATTAGTACAGAGGTTGACATGGTTGTTGTCAAGGTGGCCTATGAGCAATGTCAGGTCACAATTAGTACATGAGGTAGTAACGAGTAGCCAAGGCGAGCACAAGCCAGCCAAAAGTAGTTCACTGATATATGAGAAGAATATTCACAGGTGACTTGCTATTGTGCTAAAAGTTTGGTATATTGATATCATCAGGTAATCGCCTGATACGACGAAAGGACAATAACATGAAGGCAAATAAAAAGCACACGAAGAATCTAGAGGCAGTCCAAGCAAGAATCTCGGTCTTGCGTTACGAGATCTCTGTACGAAAAGAAGAACTCGAAGAACTTGCCAACCACCTCGCTGATTTTGAACTTTCCCTCAATGTAGATATCCGAGGCCTAAAGGACGAGTTCGGGATCGTAGCAACTGGTTGGAACATCTGAAATAATAAAGCAAACAGCGGGGGCGAAAGCCCCCGCTTTTTTGTTGTATAACGTGACCCGCATGAACATGTGTGCGACGTAACGAGTACCCGCATATGTATTGATGTTACCCGCAAGGGCTAAGTCGTTACAAACGAGTACCCGCATAGGCATTGCGAATGACCAATATGTATTTGTACGAGTACGAGTACTCGATGACTAGTGGTATTACCTCTCATGTCACCGCGCGTGGCTAAGGAGGCCACCTACTTACCGCGCAATGTCACCCGCACTAATGCCAAGGGTCTTGGCTATAGTTGATACCCGCATACTATAGTTGGGCGCTTCAACTATAGTTGAGCGTCTTGGCTATAGTTGGGCGCTTCAACTATAGTTGAGCGTCTTGGCTATAGCTGGGCATGCCCGCATATGTTGATGCTAGGCGAGATGGACAGTTACGTTCTGGTCACCATCAAAGAGGGCAACGAACGTCTCTGAGTTCATACAACCTTCACCCGCAATCGAGCGATCTTTTTGGAAGGAGGCGACTGCGATGTGAGTTAGTTCGCCATACCAGCCATCCTTGTCACTACCCGCATCGTGATACCCCAACTCGACGAGACGACGTTGGGCATGGTGGACTGTGAGCGACTTACGAGCGTACTTATTCATATACACGCACTTATCAAGATACACGTCGTCAGTGTCACCACCGCTTACGACGTGGCGCACAGGCGATGGTGTCCCACCGCGTGTAGGCTTGCTGACCTTGGCTGGCTCTTCAATGACCGCAACTGGTTCTTCGGCAACCACTACTGGTTCTTCGGCTACGACCACTGGTTCAGGCGTTACTTCAGCAACAACTTGTGCCTCAACGACTTCCTCAACGACTTCATTTGTTACTTCATCACTCATTTTTCTTACTCGCTTTCGTTGTTACTTTTAACGATTTGGATTGAATACACGACCACCGCGTCCACTGCCGCCAGCCGCCCCGCCATTACCGCGCCACGCTGGCATACGTCTACCCGCATGCGATCTTGCCGTAATTGTACCACCTACGAAGCCGCTTGGTGGCTTGATCATTAACGCAGTAAGCGCGTGAACGAGCGCATCAACTCTGTCTGGCGACTTACCTTCGCCCGGAATCCACGAACACATTTGGGATTCAAGGTCGGCTAGGTAGTTGATGTGATGAATACGTCCTTGCTCGTAGGCCAATGTAACTGGTTCTGCCCGCAACGCTTTACCGTATTTTGAATGGACTTCAAGGACTTTAATGTGAGGATCAATTGCGTTGATTGCATTACGAACGAGTGCGCCACCTTGGTTAACTTCAGCAACGACTGGACAACCATACTTACGTGCCATCGCAACAACCGCATTTGCCCAGACTTCTGGCGAACCATGAATTGTTGCGTCTTCCATTACCCATGCTTGACGTTTATACAAATCGTGATCTGCAGTTGATGCGCATACAACGATCCCGCATTCGTCACGTGGGTTCTCTGCGACTGACGGGTCAACGCCGACTACACGAAGTGGCGCGCCTACTGGAAATACGTCTTGCCTGCTTTTTTCAATCAATTCAATTGTCCAAAGCGCACCTTCAACGTCGCTCAACATTTCGCCATAAAGTTCTTGCGCGGCCAGACGAGTACCCGCATATACGCCTGTGATTGCGTCAAGATAGGTTTCAGATAGGTTACCCGCATTGTCCATCGTTGAACCTTTTGAAATAACGACACGACCAGTCTTTTCAGCTTCATTGATTAGTGCGTACAAAACAGGAACTCTTTTTGGGGTTGTTGTGCAAATGATCTGTGGCGAGCTGCCAAGTCGCGTTCCCACTCGTAAGTTATCCCATGACGTCATGCCCGCAGCGTCGGGCGACTGACGCCACGCAGCGATTTCATCTGCCCAAGCATAGTGGAATTGAGGACCGCGTAAACCATCTGGTTCATCGGCAGTAAAACATGTAGCCGTATTACCATTTGGCCATGTTAGTCGGCGCTTTGATGGTTCGTACAGTGGTCGTTCGCTTGGAGGTGACACGTTGATGATACCTGACTCACCTTCAACGATAACGTCACGCACGTCAGCTGCAGTACGTGCAACAAGCGCGAACCGCAATTGACCTTTGTCAGTTCGCTTTGCCATATCGCGTACCCACTCAGCGGCTGCACGTGTCTTGCCAGCACCACGACCAGCTAGGTACATCCATATCGCCCAATCATCACCCGCAGGCGGTAACTGTTCTGGCCGAGCCCACGCTTTCCAGTCCCATATCAACTGTTCCATGTCAAGACCTTCAAGCACGGCACGTTGTTGATCAACTGGAAGCAGTGCAATCTGCTCCATTACGCTTTTACCCATGCGCTAATTGTATACCGCGTTAGACGCAGTGTGGGTTAATCGTTGTCCCACGCCTCGTATTCGTCATCGCCCATCAGGTTACGCAAATATCTTTCATTACTATCCGCGTCACGCTTTGCGATACGACGTAGTTCACGTTGGTCGTCCTCAACCGTGGTTGGACCACCTTCAAGTCTTAGGTATTCTGGTTCATTCATGTATTGCCTCGTGCTTACTTATGTTGGTGAGTACATTGTATCGTCTTGAGTTTCATTAACGAACCGCAAGCGATGATTCTTCGTACCTTTCACGAGCGACCTTTTCAATCAATACTTGGTCATGGTATTGACCGCGTTCAACTAAACCATGATACGCGCTTTCGCATAACCGCTTACGTGTATCCTCGTCAAGGTCTTCCCAACGCTTCATGCGTCTCCTTTATTTATGGATTACTTGGTAGAAATAGTTGCTGCCCTGGATAGATCTCTGTGAAACCGTACTCTTGAACCAGGTCGTCAACCGCGTTGACTACGTTACCTGAACAATTTGCGTGGGCTATTTCCCACATTGTGTCGCCTTCTTGGACGATCACTGGCTTGGTATTGCAGACGTACGCATTGAATTGATTGTTCATGCTATTCCAAATAGCAAATGCAGCTGCGATTACCGCAATGAATACCGCATACATCACTTTTTCAAGTACCTTTGTCATTTCATCTCCTGTCGTAATCCGCCTGAGTTAATTGTACAATCCTTAGTTCGTACTTGCCTTCGTCTTTTTGCGTATGGCTGGCCTTACTGTCTGGTGCAGTACATGGAACGGTGCTCCTGATCCAGCATCAAGCTTACCCGCAATATGAAGTGCTTCACGTACGAGCTTTTGAGTATCCGCAAGGCTCAATTCGTTGAGTGCGTCTCCCCACTTTGCGTACATCGCCGCGAGTGCGTAGTCACCACCTGAACCGAACGAGTAGATACCTGTGGTGTCACGAACCCATGCGTAGTCTTCTCCGATTTCATAGATCTGACCATTGATCATCGCAAGAACGGTAGAACCATGAACCGCTTGCTCCTTCTGCTCTTTTGCGACGTAGCCATGATCTTCAAAGCATTGACGAAGCGCTGGTATGAACTTACTTGTCATGAACCTGTCTAAACGGATCCCTGTCAAGTCACCCGCGCTAGGAGGTGAGAATGCGTAGGCAAGAATGTTAATTGCCCGCACGTCGCCTGCTGCACCAAGAAGGTACTGACCATTTTTCATTACCTTCGCTGAACCACGACCAAGTGTGTACGAACGTCCACCTTCTTCGGTAACCTTTGAGTCAAACCCTACGACCGCCCATGTTGGACCTTGAACCGCGATGATAGTCGTCATTGTCTACACGATACCAGGTAGCGCCTGTTACCGCGTGACAATACTTAGATGTTCCAACCGCTTGCGACGATGCCGTGGATATCTTTGAGCGCACGGATATCTACAGAAACCGACAGCTCGAAGTCGGCTAGGTGTTTTGCGAGCTCTTCAAGCTCTTCTTTACGAGTTTGGATTTCGTATCCAAGAACCGCAATACGAGCTTGAACTGACTCAAGATCTTTAGTGTGCTTCTTCTTGATTGCCATGATTGATCCTTTCATGATCGGATGTACGAGACTACTTTACAGTCCTGAGATCTAATTTCTGTTAGGCGTGTTGTGGTCCCAGAAGTCTTCTGGGTACGTGACTCCACATGAACCGCATTCAAATACGCCTGGCTTTACAGGCTTAGTACAACCGCGGCATGAGATCGGCCTTAGTGGAAGATCTGCATGCCGACGGTAGCGTACATCGTGGTTGCGCATAACATGAATCATATGCTGCGTGATCGTCTCAAAGAGATCGTCACAGAACATGCACTCATGCTTGGCTGCCATTACTTACCCGCGGACTCGTGAAGTGTACTGATCCGCATACCAGTCTTGATATTCCTGGTCTGCGACATCGCACATGATGCCCCATACTTGTCCAGCTGCTCGAGCGAATGTCTTACCGCGTACTGCGTATAGCTCGTCCTTGAAGTTTGCGTACTCAATGGCGTCAACCATGACATTCATGAAGTCTTGGAGCATTTCTTTTGTCACGTACACACGATACTGGTAGTCCCGCATAGGCGTGAACTCAATTTCTGCGCCTGACATTTCTTGAAGAGTCTCAAGTGACTTTCTGTCTCGAGCACGAACTGCTAGATGACCTGGCTTGGCCTTGTTGTCTACCGCGCTAATAAATCCATCTGGGGTGAACACCCACATACTTTTCTCCTTGTCGTTTTGTCGTTGGGTGCGAACCTATTTATTTGATGTAACTACTTCTCGATGAGGCTTTCCTGTACATCAGCAGGATCAACTTCTTCAACCTCAACAATGCCGTACTCTTCGTTCAGCATTCTTACAAATTCACGTCGCTTTTTATCACCGCGAACGTGAACTTCCATCGGAGTTCCGTCACGCATAACCGTACTTATTTTATAGACCTTCTGGTCATCGTGTTCCATGCGCTTAACTCCTTCTTGTGTAACTATACATTCCCTAGAATTCTATGATTTCTGAGCTAAGACCGCAAAGATAAGGCCAAGAACCCCAAAGCCTGCGATCAACTCGAAGCTGCCGCCTAATACCGCGGTGGCCAGGGCGACGATCCCTGAAACCACCGCGAGTACGGCAGTCCATACGAGGTTTCGCAATTGCGAGAACCAAGTAGGCATGTTAGGCGCGCTCTGCCTTACGGGTACGACCCTTGAGGCGATCAGATGCGTTACGGATTGGGGTACCGCTTGCGCCGATGAGCTTGCGAACTTGTGCGTACGTCATGCTGTACTCTCGTGCAACTTCAATGACGCTCTGGCCTGATGCGTACAGTTCACCCGCACGCTGGGCTGTCAATTCGGTGGACATAATTGTGCTCCTTCGTTGTGTACTTGCTGTTTTGATTGTGTCTATGTCTTCTGCGATAAGTTGCAGAGTTAACCGCGACGTTGCAATAAGCGCAGCCGCTTCGTTGAGTAGTTTATCGTTACTCAAGATCTGTTCTCCTTCGTCATTGGTGAGTACTATACCACTTACTTTTTAGAATTTTGTGATCTACTCAAACATTTCTTTTTTTGGCTTTACAACGCCAAGTAGCGTCGTCGGTGCCTTTCGTTTCCTGTTGCGATCCCAGTAGACGTAGCCGTACCCTGCAGTAATGACCGCAAATACCAAAGCTGTAAGTCTTTTCATTTCTTGACCTGCTCCATTGACACAACCTTACTCGTGTGCTTTGCTGGATTTTGGCATGTCGGTGGCTCTGAAACATTGACGTAAACCGTGACCTTATTACCGCAATCTGGACACTTCCATATAAACTTATTTTTTGGCTCTCGTTCGCTCATGATAGTCCTTCTACTTTTGAGGAATGACACTATATACTATGGCACGAGGTAACCGCGTCATTTCGCAAGACCTGCCTTTTTGGCGATCCGCTTGACCTTGCGACGTTCGTTTGCTGTGAGTCCTCCCCACACTCCTTCTTCGTTATTGCGTAGCGCGTAGTCCAAGCACTCCTGCTTTACCGCGCACTTGTCGCAAATCTTCTTCGCTCTGTTGACAACTGTCCGCATGCGATCTTCAAAGAACAAATCGCCATGTCCGATACACGCTGCCTGTGCTCGCCAAATTCCAATGTCAACTATCCGTACTGTCATTTCGCCTCCCATGTATATTACTGTCTTGAGTTTGATCTACTTATGAGCTGCCAGCCTGGGACGACCCGCATCGCGGTACAAGGTTATCGTCCCGGCTAGCAGCATTCGCATGGGTGCGATCAACAAATGCTGAAGCCGCCGCTGTCTTTCAAGAAGTCAGCAAACGCTCTAACATTTTCTACATCAAACGGATAATTGGTGTCAAAAGGGTTGACTTCACCTTCGCCATTGCACCCATTGCACCAGCCGTAATCACGACCAACAACTACCGCAACTGCTTCATCGAGCTTTCGCTCTGGCATACCCATGTCTTGACCAACCGCATCTGTCCTGACGCCTGTGCCTTCGCAGTACTTGCATTGTTCACGAGGTTGGCTTGCAATCAAATTGCGGTACATCGCTTCATATATTGCAGTGCGACCGCTTGCGAGCTCGTTGTACAGTATGACTGATAGATCATCTGCGCCTTCAGCACCAAGTCCATCGCCTCCATTGCTGTGGCCATCAACACCCGCAACAAGATCTTCTGCAACTATAGTGCAGTATTCCCACAGCGGACGCCAGTACCAAACATTGTTGCGAAAGTACTCGCCACTTTTAGATTTTGGCTCTTTGCCAAATACATCCATACCCATGCTTGTGTCCTTTGTCATTTGAAGCAGGCCACCTGTTGACCCGCGCCATTATCTTACTTTCCTTAGAAATTACCTGAAGCCGGGTGATTTCTCTTTGACCGCAACATATCTATGTCGTCACGGCCGACCTGAACAGTGTCCATTAGGTTAGCCCACGCCAATTCTCTGCGAAGACCGCGCTCCACTGCTGTTAGTGCTTCATGAGACGCGCTGTAGCTCGCTGTAGCGAGGCAGAGTGCCATAAAGGCTTGGACTACCGCAACGAGTGCTAGAAACGTAATCACTTACGTCCCCTGGTCATTGAGATTCCCGCAATCAAAAATACTGCAATCGCCCAGGCTACCGCACTAATTGAATTGTATAAGTCAATATGAATTTCCATGATCTCTCCTTGTTGTTGTTGTGAATTACATAATACTTGGTGGTCTGGCCAATTTTGTGACTAACCACCGCGTCTGGATCTAATATACTTTCCTTAGAAAGTACTCCAGCTTACCCGCAAACCCTTATTACGCCTCGCAATCGTGTCCGTAGGCTGCTTCAGCTGCATCTTGCTCGCTGGTTAGATCAAACACTCGCCCGCATTCAACGCACTGGGTCATTGTCTGCATTTCCATGCTCTGTCTCCTCTTGTTGTTGGTATAGACATAATACTTTCTTGAGTTCTGGGCCTAGCCCCTATCGCCCGGATACCCGGACGATAAGGGTTTGGCGCGCTTGTGGCGCTTGGTTGGCCCAGTACTGATTACACTTCGTCTTGCTCCCACCGAAGACGATGAGTTTTCGCGACTGATCGTAGACTTCGTGTGCTCTGGTTGATGGCTTCATGATTTGGTCCCTTCGTCGTGGTGATGAGATCATTATAAAGTCCTGAGTTCTTACAACTAACCCACTACTCCCACAGACCAGTCTTGCGGTTTCCCACCAATGGGTACTCAAAGTTAAGGTACCCCACTTCAAAGTCACCCGCAAAGCGATTGGTTGAGATGACTGTCGTCATATCAATACCGCAACGCTTGAGGTCATTGAAGAATGATGAGACAAGATGTGAGTACATCACTCGCTGACGGATCATTTGTCCATCGTGAAACTGAACGATGCTCTTGTTCATTGCGTTGTCCTTTCGTTAGGTTGACGAGACCATTGTACGATCCTGAGTTTGCCAGCCAGCCCGCATAAGCAGGCCAGCCGGCAACTCGTTACTTAGTTGAATTGCTTGGTAACCGGGTTGAATTCAAATGGATCGTACTCGTTTGCCGACTTGCTTGGCATCAAACCAGTCAATGTCCATTCAAATGACTCTTTGCTCTCACGAAGTACTTCGGCAAGCTCTTGAACTTCTTCCCGCATGTCTGTGATCTTGCGGCTCAGTTCGTAGATACGTGCCTCGGCGGCCTTCGGGTTGTTTGCGTACTTCTTTTTCATGTTGTCCTTTCGGTTAGGTTGACGATGCTACTTTACTGTCTCGAGAACGCTTCCCGCAGCTGCCTCAATGAACTCTTTCAGCACTTGAATGTGCTCATCGCTAAGTCCCTGCGTCTCGCCATCCGCATCTGGTGTCCCAGTCAATACAACCGTACCTACGATGTAGTCGGTTTCTTGGCCAAATGACATGTCCCAAAAGACTTGAGCAATTGGATTGTGCTCGAGTCTAATCATCTTGCCTTCTTCGTTGACCCAAAGCGAGAGGATGTTGCTGAGGTCAATTGCTTGTACCCAGCCTCCAACCGCAGTCTGCAACACGCTGAGCTCGTCAGGCTTTGAGAAGTCAATTACTTCAACCTCGCCTGCCGGCGTAATCTTAATTCCTTGCTTCACTTTGTCTCCTTTGTCGTTGGTGAGTTCATTATATGTTCCGAAGTTTTGTCAGGCGAGCGCGTGGGGGACGCGCGTCGCTGACGGATTGATCTGGTTATCTGGTAATCGTGATGAGATTATAGACGTCGAAGTCGTCGTTTGAAATCGTCGCGATATCGTTGGTCGTTAGATCGTTCGCGAGAAAATATTCGTACGCGTCGTACGCGCAGGAATCGTTATCGAGATTGATCGTGTATTTTCCGGATGGAACGCTGATCGTGTAGGTTTTCATGAGATTATTATACGTTCCCTAGTTTTACCCGCAAGGGTTGGTAGGGTAGGGCTTGCGCCCTATCCCATGCGCCTCGCTTCGGCCATTGCCTCGGCATGGACCGCGCCGGAGCTCACTTCGCCTACCCACACCGCATACTCGCTCGAGTTCAGGGTTTCACGTGCTTCGGCGAGTTCGGCCTCTGTCGCATCCAATTCAAGCGTTGGTGGGTTGTCGCCGTGCTTTGCGAGGTATCCCCATTCAATTACCACCATCATTCTCTCCTTCGTCGTTGGTTGTGAGTACATATTACTGTCTCGAGTTTACTACCGCGCTAGGACGTGAGTTTGTTGATGCGCGTGCGAAGACGTGCGGCGGCTAACTCGGGACTGTAAAATATAATCGTTATACCAACCCAATACGAAAGCGAAAAACATGGCACAATACTCCATCAGCATCGACTATAACGACGAACCATACGAAACCGGCCTAACGCTCGACGAACTAATCGCCCTCTACCTTCCAGCCGGCGTCAGCTTCGTTCGTTACGCCTGGCGTAACCCGCACCAGCCAAACGACGTCACGATTATCGTAAACGCGAACGACGAAACCGATCTAAACGAACTCTGCGATTACGCCGGCGTAAACGATCCCGACGAACTCGAGCGCGTTTTATAACGCGAACGCGATCCTCAAACGAACTAACCCGGGCGTCTTACAGCGTCCGGGCTTTTTCGTGCGCATTTTCAGCTGCAAAAAACTAGGGTAAGTATAATAATAAACATGAAAACCTACACAACACTTACATATGTAAACCACCACGACGAAGTGCATTGCGTACAATGCGCAAGCAACTCAACCGAATTCCTTATCCCCGCGCCTTACACGTACAACCCGCAAACCGACGCTTACGACCTATTTTGCCTCCTCTGCGACACGCAAATTCACGAAACCTTATAAACTTTACAAACCACGCAAACACGAACCAGCCCGGCGCTCATCGCGACCGGGCTTTTTCGCGTCCCGAATTACATCGGGAACGCTCGCTTGATATTCATCTCCGCGTACCACTCGTTCAGGCCCTTTATTTTTTCTTCAACCGCGCTCAGAATTTCCCCGATCTCTTCGCTCGAGAACTCTCCATCACGAACCAGTTCACGAACCAGCCCACCGTAAACCAGATCAGCTTCGCGATCCGCGCCTTCAATCGTTTCAACGATCTCACACGCCTTATCGTCTAATCTCTCGTCCATCGTATTCCTTTCGTCGTAGTGATAGGATCATTATACGATCCGGAGTTTTCCCAGCACTGGCAGTCTACGGCTGATCGCGCAGCCAAACAGCTGCCATCAGCGTAAGCGCCGACAGTAGTACTAGCAAGTCCACCCGCGCTCCTTTTTTCGTTGTGAGTACATTATACTTTCCCGATTTTAGCTTTCGGGAAGCATGTCGCAGAGCTCGTCGAGCTGGTTGTCGCGGCACATGCTGGCGAAGTCGGCTTCGGTAAAGTTGCTTGGGAAGTTGAGGGTGAATGTGATGAGGTTGTCGTCGGCGATGTCGTACGTGAAGTTTGAAAATGTTAGGTCGTGTTCGGCGGCGGCGATAAATAGTGGCTCGAGTGCGCCGCGGTCGGAAGCGCTGGTGATTTGCATTGGTTTCATGTTTTGTGCCTTTCGTCGTTGTGTAAGTTTATTATACTCTCCCGAGTTTTTGTCGCGTTACGCGACGCTCACCCAGACTGGTCGGGTATCGGGACGGACGGCGTAGGCGACGAAGCGCCCAGCGATTGCGTGTTCGTGAAGTATTGCGCGCTGTTCGTGTGTGAGCAGGCTGAGAAGAAGGTGGTATGAGTCGTTATGAATAAGGGTGGCTGGTTTATCGGGATTCTGGATTAGTGATGAGTATTCGTTGGTCGATGTCATGTAATCATTATACAATCCCGAGTTTTGTACTCTTGTTGCCCGCGCTACGCATGCGCCGGCATCACGACAATCTGCTCGTCGTATCCCCAAACCGTCTTTCCTGACTCGAGCGTCATGTCAAAGCCTGGTTGACCATTCTTGACATCCGCATACTTCCCAGTCACTACACCCGTACGGAGCACGCCGCCCCAGGTCTCGTAACTAATCGTGTCGCCTATTTTGTAATCCATGTTTTGTCCTTTCGTTGTGAGATCATTTTACGATCCGGAGTTCCTACCCCAGCTCTTTCATCAACCGCGCAACCTCGACGGCAGTCAACTTCTCTTCACGCTTATACACCCGTACCAATTCTTCCATCGCTTCGTACGGGTCGCAGTGCGAGTACTCGTATTTAACCATCTCGAGAATGTCACTCGCCATTTGCTTGATGTCTTTTGTCGTTGTCATGGTCTTATTCTACTTTCCCTAGAGGTCCTCAAGCTCTTTCACGAAGCCGGCGATAACCCATTCTTCGTAATCTTCAACCGCGCGCTCGGTCGCATTGCCGATGATCCTCGCAAGGCCTTTCGCCGTGTCAACCCGCTTGCGCAGGTAGGCTAGGCGCTCGCCGTCATCTTCGTTCTCGATGCTTTCAATCCGCTTGAGGATTGATAGCACTTCGCCGCCGATAGCTGTCTCGAGCCAGGTTAGTTGGGTCAGTGTAAGTTCAACGCTGTACTTTTTCATGTCGTCATTCTACTTTCTTGAGTTTTAGAGTCTTCACCCGCGCCTTGGCGGGCACTCAAGTAATCGGTTGATTACCTGAGACATCATCTGCTTCGTGAGAGCTGGGTCTTCAGCTGTCCGCAACAGCCACATGTTGTTTACTTCCCGCTCGAGTAGCAGCCGCTTTACCAGCTGCCTCTGCGCTGTCGTTGGTCCGTATTCCATGTCACCATTCTACTTTCCTGAGTTCAGTCCCAGCGGGACGGTGGACTGTAGTCCTTGCTCACCGTCTTGCTGCATTGCGGGCATTCCGCCTCCACATCATCGCAACCGCGCTCGTCAACCGTGACATCTGATTCAGTCCACTCGTGATCGCAGTCACTGCAGAAGAAGTCCATGTCTACTTCAATGTCGTTGTACCCCGGGAGGTCTCTTTCATAGCAACCCGGTGGTAAGTTGAATCCTGATCCAAAGCCCATTGTTCTCTCCTTGTGTCGTCGTGTATGAGATCATTATAGGTTCCGGAGAACCTATTCGGCCCACCGCTTGCCTCGGCAGGCTTGCCGTGCGGCGATCCGCTTCTTGTTGGGGACTTGAGTCGCCCGCAGGATATTGCGGTCGGCAAACGCCTGGCGGTCGCCTTCGGTCCATCGTGTATTTGGTTTGGTCGCTGTTTTCATGAGATCATTATACATTCCTGAGTTTACTGCGCCTCGATGTCCTGGCGCAGTACCCGCAACTTCATTGCGAAGATGAGGACATCGTCATCTTCTTTCAGCTGGTCGGTCGCTTTCTCAAGCTCGAGCGCAAACTCATCGCGGAAGATGAGTTCATACTCAAGACAGTAATTGGCCTCGTAGATCGCGTTGAACGTGTCATGGAGGTCAAGTTGGCCTTCGATGCGCTCGATGACATCGAGCTTGGTCTCTTTCGTGTTCATGGGATTCCTTTCGCCGTGGTGTGATCTCATCTTACTTTCCAGAGTTTACCACCCTGTCCTTGCGTACCAGTAGTGGTAGTGGCGGGCGCTCTTGATCCCGCGTCGGATTCCGGCTTTCTTGGTCCAGAAGATTCCGATCTGCACTGCACCGATGAATCGTTTCATTTTGGGTCCTTTCGTCGTGGTGTACGAGATCATTATACATTCCTCAGAACGCTGAGGACGCCACAGCGGAGGTAGCTAACCTCACCGCAAGTTCCCCGTCGGGCGTTGCGAACTTGAACCGTATGTAAGAGGAGGGCGGATGTCGTGAGAGGAGGACGGATACCGTGGTCCCGGGAACCGCGTAGAGCCTTATCTTCTGAACAGAGCCTTATCATTCAGTGACGTCTCGTTCGCAACCTTGCGGCTGCTATGATGTCCTCAACGTGCTGAGGCATGTACTCATTTTACTTTCCGGAGTTTCTACCACTTATGGAAGTTAGTGGCGGTGCGGAATCCGTGACGGATTCCATACGCACGGGAGCATGCGATGAACATTCTCAGTCTCAGAATCATTACTGGTCCTTTCGTCGTGGTGATGAGTTAATTATACTTTCCGGAGTTTCTACCACCGGGTCCTTGGAGCCCAGTAGTAGAAGTGGCGGCCCGTTTTGACGCCGGCGCGGATGCCGTTGGTACGTGCCACCCCAATCCCAATCTTGATTGCGCGGATGATTGCTTTCATTTCGTGTCCCTTCGTCGTGGTGATGAGTACATTTTACTTTCCCGAGATTACGTGCCGCCCTTATCGGGCGGCCACGCGGACCTCGAGATCCTGCCGGACTTGGGGAGCCTGCGCCACCCAGAACTTGTTGCAGTTTTCACGTGAACCTGAGAACCTGATCAACTTGAACTTGCGATCATAAACCTCGTGGGCTCGGGTTGATGGCTTGGTCGTTTTCATCTTTCGTCCTTTCGTCGTAGGTATGAGATCATTATACTTTCCTGAGTTTTAGTTGGATTGCTCCCACAGGTGAAGATCGGCGTTCTCTGGCGCTGGACAGGGTACGTCGTAATCCATCCAATCTTGATACGTGAATCCGCATTTACAGGTTTGATCTGAATCCATATTCAGTCCTTTCGTCGTTTGAACTTGTGAGATCATTATACTTTCCTGAGTTTTTACATCCCCATCTTCTCGTACCACTCACTCAGGATCTTGACCTTTTCTTCCACCTCGTTCAAGATCATTCCGATCTCTTCGTTCGTGAATTTTCCTTCTTGAACCAGTTCACGAACTAACTCGCCGTAAACTTGATTCACGTCAAGATCTGATCCTTCCATGATCTCGCAGATCTCGCTCGCTTTATCGTCTATTCTTTCGTCCATTATTTTCCCTTCGTCGTGGTTACGAGATCATTATACGATCCCGAGTTTTAGTACTGGGTGGATAACTCAGACGCCGCCCAGTGCGACGAGGTTAGAGCAGTGTTATCCAACTGCGATGATCATTATAAGTTCCCGAGTTCAGTCAGCTAGTCGCATGGCCGCTTCCATTGCGTCTTCGTGGTCAGCGCCGCAGTCTACCGCCGCTTCATACTGGGCCTGCCGCCTAGGCGTTAGGGCCTCAAACTCAAGGCGGGCCTTTCGGACCTTCGGGTTACTTGCCTCTCCAAATGCTGTGATCGTCGTCATGCCACTACTTTACATTCCTGAGTTCAGCGACGGCGCGTGTCAGCCGGCGACCATTCCGGCCGATCACGCGTCTCGCTTGCGTGCTAGCGCGCACGACGAAGAACGCGCTAGCAACTGCCCGTCAACAGTTCTTGGGCCTATGGCAGGCCGGGCCGCTCGAAAGCGTGCCCGTCATGCCTTTGCGGCCCTATGGCAGGCCGGGACTTATTCCCAGTCGCCATCATCATCGTCATACGACGGCTCGGCGTAGTAGTCCGCATAGCGGTCTTCCTGCGCCTTGATGATGCTTGCCTCTTCGTTCCAGTGAGCATAGTCACTGATGCTTGGGTTGGTCATTGCTTGGTCCCTTCGTTGTTCGTTGATGAGATCATTATAGGATCCTGAGATCCCGTCAGCCGAAGCCTTACGACTGGGACCCGTAGGCCCAGCCGTAAGTTGCTTTGTAGAAGTCTTCCATCCAGGCCAGTGCGCCCTTCTTGGTGTTCTTCGGGCACCCGTATTCCTGTGCCACTCTGATCAATGAGACCCCCCGTACATATTTCATGCCCGTTTTGATCTCGAGGCGTAGCCCGCCGATCAGTAGGCACATTCGGTAGTGCTCGATGCCTTCCTGCGTGTCAATTGCCATTATTGTCATTGCTTGTCCTTTCGTCGTAGGTTGATGAGATTATTTTACAATCCTGAGAATTAGCAGACCCAGTTGACCGCAATTACTGATGACTTGAAGTCATAGTCATGACTAATTTTAGCCGAGACCATGTTCCAAAAGTCTTCTGCTTGGACTTCAGGTCCATCAACAATTTCAATCTCGGGACCAAACCAACCCGCAAAAGCTGCAGCTGGCTCGAAGTCAAATCCGACAATTTTTCCGTACTTTACTCGAGCGACAAAGCTTCCAGGAATATCTACTCGTGTCATTTCATCTTGGTCCATTGTTGTCCTTTCGTCGTTGGTGAGTACATTATACGTTCCCTAGATCGAGATCCAGAGAACGTAGCCAGAGTCATTGGTCTTGTTGTGGTGTGCGCATGCTTCCACCATCTCACGAGCGCGCTCGAGCGTGAGGCCAGTTCGGTAGACTTCGCTACCACCCGCATCGCCGATCATGACCGTGTATGTCTGTTCCTGTGTGGCTTTCATGTGATGTCCCTTCGTCGTTGTTGAGCTCATTGTACAGTCCTGAGTTTTACACTTCGGCTGGGCGAACCTCAAGAATCTGTGAGTCCAGTCCCCAAAAGCCACTACCGACTTCTGTGGTCATTACAAAGCCTGGCTGACAGCCGTGGCCGACAATTGCATGCTTTGCTGTTATGACACCTATCTTAACTCGTGTGCTTCCAAATGGTGAGTACACGACCGTGTCCCCTACTTTATAGTCCATGCGTTTTGTCCCTTCGTCGTTGGTGTGAGATCATTATATGTTCCTCAGTTCGCCGGGAAGCAACATAGCTGGAGGAGCTACCTCCCTACCCTTCGCCCGTCGGCGGCCTTGAACGATACAACGTGTGCGAGAAGTGGACGGATAACTAAGAGGAGGACGGATGGTCAATCCCGGGATTGATCAGAGCCTTATCGTTATGCAGAGCCTTAACTTGCAGGGACGGGTCGTTCGCAACCAGGTAGTTGCTATGTTGTTTCCCGGCGTACCGGGTATGCTATCATTCTACATTCCGTAGTTTGATGAGCGCCCTGGAACTTTTACCCTGGGCCAGGGCCTTCCATAATCGGAAGGTGTGGGTCGTTCCAACCCGCGAGACTATTTTACTTTCCTGAGATTCAGGTAGATCATTGTGAGAACCGCAAGGCTCGCTCCAATTATCATGAAGCTTACGCTATCAATGAACTCTCCTGAGATAACAATGTCTTGAGCTGCTAACACTTTGTGTCCTTTCGTCGTGATGAGATCATTATACATTCCTGAGTTTGCTACTCCCAGGTTATCCACCCTTCAGGTGTCACGTAGGTTGGAAGGCCCATCTCCTTCAGGTCTTCCCAAGTGTAGCTGCCGCCTGACACTTTGTTGATGTGATTCACGTAGCCAATGTTGGCGAGTGCTTCGTCTGTCATTGCTGTCCTTTCATCGTGGTCGGTTGTACGAGACCATTATAAGTTCCGGAGTTTGCGCTTCAACTCAGGAGAGACTTCATCTGTGATGAATGTCCCGATCTCGACAACAGTGTCGCTTTCGCCTGCGCGCTCGCGATCCGCAAGCCAGTCGGTGGCTGCTTGCTTGAGAGCAACCACGAGGCTGTAGTGCTCCGCATTGAACGTGACTTCAACTGTCTGTAGTTTCATGTGTGTCCTTCCGTCGTGTGTTGAATCATTTTACGTTCCCGAGAACAGAGACTTAGCGAGATGGTTCAGACGCCCCTTTCGGGATTGAGCCTTAGGCAGTCCGTGTGGCCACACGCCACCTCGCATATCTCCGTTCCTCACAGGTGGGAGGACGAGTGTCGGCCTAGTGGTCGCCATGCCACTTTGGTTAGTAAAGCCCCCTGCAGGAGGAATACCGCTCACTCATGACCCGTCCGCGCTGTGCGGCTAGGCTTGCCCTCGCCACCTGTGCGAGATCATTTTACATTCCCGAGTTAGTCCCAGATCCCTGGGTGACCTTCCTCGCGGATCGGTTCAATGTCGCACTCGGCGAGCAGACTTTCGGCCGTTGCGCCTTCGCCGCCATACCACGTGCAGAACCCGTCATTGTCCCACTCGTCGAGCCTGACCGTCACGACTGGCCATCCGCCACCCGGGCCTTCAGCCTGGTCAATTCTTACCCATGCCGATGGGCAAAGCTTTCGCAGGGCCTCAAGGGAATGTGTGAGTGTTGGGTAGTCATCGCTAAATGCGACATCCACTTCGTATGTAAGTTTCATTTTCTTCCTTCCGTCGTTGTGAGATCATTTTACAATCCCGAGTAAAATTTGGAAGGCCGCTACTCATACTTGCGTGCTTGGCAGGGACCAGCCGGTGTCCGGCCAGTATGCTCTTGTGCTTGATGTGTGCTTTGCTTAGCAGGGATTACCCTGTACCTTCCTGGTCGGTGTTACCCGACCAATCCTTGTGAGACTATTTTACAGTCCCGAGTTCTTGGACTTGCCACGGACCTTCGCCCTTCGCAATGCTGTCGCGGACCATGAATCCGTATGTCTGGACACGGTTGTCCATTGGCTTGCCAAATTCCTTTTCAGCGCCGTTGCACTTATAGCCAGGCAGCCAACCATTGACGCACGTCCCGTGCAGTGTTGCTGTTACCCAATACGCATTCTCGAGGTCAGTCTCGTCCCCGCCCAATGTCGTGCAGCGTGCCTTGTACACGCCGGCTGGTACAAGCACTTCGTAGTACCAAGAGGCAGTCTCGCCTGCCGACTTGTGGTACTTCGTTTCTTCTTTGACAGTGAATGTAAGCACTTGATGTCCTTTCGTTGTTTCGTTCATGCCACCATCTTACTTTCCTGAGTTTAGTCTTGGTACAGACCTTCCGCAAGAAGTTCAGCATGCTCAACGAGCGCTGACCAGAAGTCTTCAACTCCCTCTGGATCCTTGCTGTCCTCAATTGGGATTATGAGCCTTGGCATCTCGGCGAGCCAGACGTGTACTGCCATGTCTATGCGCTCGACGCGGAATGGGGTTCCTGTGATCACTGTTTGTCCTTTCGTGTTGGGTTGATGCTGTTACTTTACATTCCGTAGTTTACGGACATGAACGATTTGCGTCACTTGCGTGCTTGCGTAGTTCAAAGCCGCAGTTGTCGCAGATGTCTGATGGGCCGTACGCGCTCGACGGCAGTCTGTCTCGCAGCCGAGTCCCTGACGCTTTCTTCTTTCCGTACCTGTACGCTAGGTATGTAGTTAGTAGTCCCATGCCATCAGTCTACTTTCCCGAGTCTTCTCGTGGGAAGAGTACTCGGATGATCTCTGCCGAAGGTGCTTCTGGAATCTCGTTGACACTGAGCACGTCAATTGATGTCGGCTCAAGAGTCTGTTGGATGAAAGACCATGCCCGTTCAGCAATTTGGTCCTCCATGCCGCTGTTTTCTTCAGTGACACGGAAGACCATGCGGACTTCGTACTCGGTCATGCATCTACCAAGAAGCGCTTGACGCTTTCTTGGAAGAATGACATGCCACCCGTTTCCAAGTTCTTCACGTAGATCGGATACTTTGATCGGCTCGTTGCGATGCCTGCAAATGCGTAGTCAGTCCCGTTGACCGAGAACTTCTTGCCAAGCAAGCCAGCCGGCAATCCGTATGAACTGTGCAATGTCCTGTATGACTGGGCTTCAATTGTTGACTCGTTGATCCCGTTCTCGCCGATAGTTACCGGAGTTGCGTCAACGGTGAGCGAGTACGAGATGCCGTACTTGGTCCGTGACTTGGCTCGAGCCATGCCGTGCCGCGCAAAGATTGCATCGGCCGCAGCGTAGATCTCTTCGCTGATTGCGAGTGCTGTCTTTTTGTCTACTTCCATGATTGTCCTTTCGTGTTGTGTGAGTACATCTTACATTCCTTAGTTCTCATAGAACACGAAGGCATCCATTGCTTGATTCCATGTCTGGTCAAACTCTTGTTCAGATGATTGCCTAAAGCCGAAGTTGTCATTGTGCTCGGAAGCATGAACCAGGACAGCTGCTCGAGCGAGCGCTGTACCGAGCGAGACATACTTTTCTTCCCAAGCATTGGCAACATAGTCGCCCCAAAGAACTTTGAAGCCATCTGTCTCGAGCAAGATGAAGACCTCTGTATTGTCTCCGCGGCTCTGGAATAGCACCTTGTCTGTTTCTTTGATTAGTAAGCTCATAACTTTCCTTCCGTCGTTGTGGTTGATGTAGTCATTATACATTCCTTAGAAGGACGTCCTACTCGCTGTCTAGCGAGTAAGCGTGGACGTAGCCATGACGCTCGTCATGGAGGGTCTCCATCTTGAAGTCAATCAGGATCCGCAGGAACTGAGCGTACGCATCGCTTGGATTGATGAGTCCTCGGTTGAGTTGATTGGATACTTTGGTAATCGCTTCGTGAGCGTCACCGAGTGAGTTTGGATTGTGCTTGAACATTGCTTGTCCTTTCGTCTTGGGTATGTAGTCATTATACATTCCTGAGAATGCTAGTCCTCAATCTCTGAAGCGTCAAACTCAAAGTCGCTGATCTTGATTGCCCTGTCACGGACGAGTTCAGCTGCTACTTCTTCGGCATTCTCTTTACTCGTGGCGTCAACATCCACGCAAGCGTAGATTGATACTCGGTAGTTGGTTGTCATTGTTTCTCCATCGTTGTTCATGGTGTAATTGTATAGTCCCGAGAATTGGCGCGAGCACAGCAGGGACGAAAGGGGTTATACCTGCTGCGCTCGAGCGCCGGGCTAGACGGTGACCAACCGTCCAGGCTTAGACTCATCAACGGTGGGGGCACCCTTGAGAGTCACGTGAATGTCAAACGGCCAGAATACTCGCCCGTCCTCGAGCAGCACGCTTTGCTTGCCTAAAATGAATCCTGGCGAGCAAGGGCACGTGCAACCTGCGTATTGAGACCACGAGAACTTCTCGAGGCTAACCTGCGGGAGGTAAGACGCAAACAGCGGCTTGATGATCTTCTTCCACTCGGTGTGTGGCCGGCGAGTGCGATTCATCATGTCTTCTGCGATGTTGAATGTCTCGTCTGCCCAGACATACATCCGAGGTGCTACTGAGTAGCCACGCTTGTCGTTGTGGTTGTATCGGCGTTCTTTGATTACTACCTCTGCTCCTGGGAGCAGGAACTTCGCTTGATTGGTCATTGCTTGTCCTTTCGTATTGGTTGGTGAGTCCATTATATATTCCGTAGTTTGTGACTGGCTGTACCGGGGTTCGCTTTCCGGCCAGCCAGCCGCAACTTGGGATGGCTTACTTGGCTTGAAGCACCGTGTATGGTGACTCAACCAATGATGCCATGTACGCCTCGGGGAACGCTGTCTTGAGAAGATCACGATCAATCTTGCTCATGTTGCGATGTGAGACCCGGACACGCTCGACTCCATTGATGAAGCCGATGTTGTTGCCCTTGAGTGCTTCACGGATCGCTGTCTCCGCTGCTTGCTTCTTAGCCTCGAGAGCCTTGATGGCTGCCTTGGCTTCGTTGAACTCAACGATCTTGGCTTCCATTGCTGGATCCAAGTCGGTGATGATCTCGATGATCTCGACTTTAGAAGTCGTGGTCACTGTTGATGTGGTCATTGCTTGTCCTTTCGGTATGGGTTGATGTGATCATTATACTTTCCTTAGAAACGGCCCGGCTACTTTGGCTACAACCGACTTGACACGTGGTCCTCTATGTTGCGCGGTTTTGCCGGACCGCTTCGTGGAATCAGTATACTTTCCTTAGAAAGCTAAAGCTACGTGCTCGACATGAGAGTCGGCTGAATGGTAGACCAGTTTAGAGTCTATGCCTTCGCAGAGCTCATTGAGCTTGTCAATGAAGTCTTCGAGCAGCATGTCAGCTGCATCGCCATCCTCGGCTTCAAATTGGTCAAATGTCAGTACTACTGACGCACAGTATTTGTACATCGTTGTCCTTTCGTGTTTGGTTGTTGGAATCAATATACATTCCTTAGAATACAGTGGCGCTTAGTCGAGCTCAGTCTTATCTATGACTCGAGCGTCAGGCTTGCGCCGCTGTATTCTGAGACCATTATAAGTTCCGGAGAACTTACATACAAGGCATAGCACGCCCTGCGACATAGACATAGATCATCCTCTTTCCGAGAATGTCCTTGCCGTAGATCCTGGCGAGCTTGGTTGCTTCTTTCTTGTCTGTCGCTCTGAAGTAACGGACATCCCAAAGGTCAACGCTCGGGTACGGCGCATCTTCTGGAATGAAGGTTGCTTCAAATAGCTTGGTACCTGGTCGGCCATGCAATGCATGCGAGACTAGGTCAAAGGCAGCGAGCACTTCTTCGTGTGTAGGCTTTGTCGTTGTTGTTGTCATGCTGTTATTCTACATTCCTGAGTTCAGCGAGTCAACTGCCTTGCGAAGTGCAGTGTCAATATGAGCATCGTTGTACTCGTCACGATTACTGAGACGGAATCCAAGATCCCATGCACGATGGTATAAGTCCCAGCGATAGCGCATGTCAAGATCATTTGCGCGCAGCTTGCCTTCGGCATGCAATGTGCGGTAGGTCTCGCGGAGGTCCGCTGTGTCAAATGGCCTAATCGTATTGACTAGGTCCTGGTAGTCTTCCTTGGTTACTTTCATGTGTGTGTGTCCTTTCGTTGCGAGTTACTTTACTGTCCTTAGATTCCAGGAAGTGGATCTTGGTCAGGGTTGACGCTTGGGCCATTGCTCAGCTGCCATGCGATTGACATGCGCTCGCTGTCTGGTGCATTCTCGACAATGTCCCACTCGTCAATAGACCAGTTGGATGTGTCAACGATGACCAGGTCGGCGCTGCCATAGCTGCCATCGGCAGCGAAGTAGTGTGTCAAGTTCATGTGTGTCCTTTCGTTGTTGATATGATTACTTTACATTCCTCAGAATGCTGCCCGTCAATATATACCGGGCCTTGCCATGCCGCTTGCCGCTTACGTGTCAGCTGCCCGTCGTTGCGGACCTGCTCCGTCTATGCGAGCCTGACGTGCCCGTGCTTTGTAGTCTTTAATGTACCTATACAAGTACCGTGCGAGTATGAGCAGCGTGCCGATAGTCTCTCCTTTCGTTGTATGGTGATATCTTACAATCCTTAGTTTGACAGCTCCTTGATCGCCGTCTTGATCTTTGCAATGTCAGAGTTTTTTGACGCCATCACGTTGACCGTGAACTTGCGCACGATGCGCTCTGTGAGCCCAGCCTGCTTGGCAACTTTCTCGATGCCAATCGCAATTACTTTCTCGGCCACTTCTTCCATCGTCATCACGGCGTTATCAATGTTTGGTCTGAATGCCATTGTCTGTCCTTTCGGTAGGTTGTGTGTCTAACTATACATTCCTGAGAATGTGCCAGACCAGGGAGGCGGAAAGGACAAGTAACACACGCTCCCTGGCCGGACGACTTAGCCGACGCTCGTTAGAGCTCGAGCGGCCGCTGCACCTATCTCGGTGGCAACCGCTGTCGGCTGACTTGTGTTTGGTAGGAGCACTGCGCTCGTACCATTGGTAATGCTTCGTGCGTGAAGCCCGTTGTCAATTGACAGCCATAGCACGCCGACACCTGACTTACAACATTCGCTGACCCATCGCTTCGCAGCTTGAGACTCAGGTCCTGTGTAACAGCCATCGCTAACAACAACGAGAAGACGAGCGCCTGCTCCGTTGAGCAAGTTGAGTCCGCCGTTGAGTGCTTTGAATGCGCTGTCAAACTTTTCGGTGCCATCGGGCGCCGTGTAGATGTTGACTTCGCTCAGGTGCTGACCGGGCTTCAGTGTTGGGAACACTGCTTCACCGTAGTACACCATCGCTGCACGCCCTTGCACTCTGCGCACTGCTTCGCTCATGACCCACGCTGTCACTGCCATCGGCTCCATCGCCTCTGACATTGAACCGCTGATATCCACCATCACGCCGATGGTGAGTGTCGGGTCATCAACGTGCTTGCGCACTGTGCGCCTCCACGGCTCTGCTTGTGCCATCACGCCCTTAGCTTTGAGCGCCGCACCTTGCACCATCGCACGAGTGCGAAGTCTGCCGGGAGGAAGTATTGAATGGATCTCAACTTCGTCCCTGTCTCGGTACTTAGCCTTGTCAAGCATCTGCGCAACCTTCACAGCAGCTGCTCGCTCTTCGCCACTTGGTGGACGTGTCGTTTGCAGTGTGCTGCGTGTGCGAGTCTCTGGCATTGGGCCAGTGCCCTTGCCGAAGCAATCGTCCGCAAGCTTTTCGTGCTCTTGTTGTTCCTTCGCTTTTGACTGACGAGCCTTGGCTTCTTCCTTCCACTCCTCTGTCGTCTGCTGATCAACGAGCTGCTCGTAAGAACCAAGCTCAGCAATCTCAACAGCTTCACCAAGCGCATCGAGCAGGTCAGCAAGTTCGCCGGCGGACATTCCACCTGACTGACTGCCGCCTTCATCTTCTTCCTCTTCGCCTGTGACTTCGTTGAGCAGTGCAACCCACTTGCGAGCGAGCTCGTAAAGTTCGGTAGCATCAATGTGCTTGTCGTGATTCTGTGCTTCAAGCCAGATGTCACGAAGCTTGCCAAGAGTGTCTTCGCCAAGTTGAGCAATGACGCTTAGCTTGATGCCTTCAATGTCTGCTTCTTCAACTGAGCCAGCGTCAACTCGAGCGAGCGTCAGCGCAGCGAGTGCTGCTGCTGCACGTTGGCTGTTCTCTGGTAGTGGCTCGTCCTCAAGATCAGCGAGAACAATTTGGAGCACGCATGCACGGAGGAACCCTGCATTTTCTGGATAGATCTGAAGTCCCTGTGACTCGATGCGTCCTTCCTCAAGAAGCACGAGTGCTTTGAACTCTGCTGGAGTCAGCGTGCGCTGTGCTGCTTCAATGTCCCACAATGAGTAGCGAGCATGAAGCGCTTCGTGAAAGATGGCGCCAGTTGCCTTCGGCCATTCAAACTGCTGCGAGCGCTGACGGAGGTCGCCGATATCGGAAGGATTGACGCCCTTGCCGAAAGCAACATCCACATTGACTTCAACCTCGGCTGTCGCCGGCGTGAAGCATGCTGGTGCGATACCGCCGGCACCTGGGCCGACATATCCAACCAAGTCACCTCGGCCTGCCCAGATGTTAGCCAACTGGCCAACCTGCGAGCCAACCATCAACCACTTAGGGTCAGTGGCCTCGGCGCGTGTCTTGCGCCTGTAATCAATATGTCCCATGTTCTTGTCCTTTGTTTGTCCTTTTGCGTAGGTTCATAATACATTCCTTAGAATCCAGGAGGGGCTGGCCCACCTACTAGGCCAGCCTCCCCGGAACCAACCAAGACCTAGATCTTGGCTGGTCGGCATTCCTCGCCGAAGACCCTGGTAAAGACATCGGCGACAACCGGCCTGTCAATCTCGGGTGCGGCTGCGAGCAAGTTCGCAATTGCAAACTTCGTGCCGAAAGCTACGGCGAGATCACGGAAGGCTAAGAGCTCACGCATCTGCGGGGCCCACGATACTTCCGATGATTGCTGCTTCTTGTCTAGGTTCTGTGCTGCTGTCACGATTGGCGTTGGTGCGCCAAGCTTACGAGCAAGACCCCAGTCAGTAGTCATCTCTGCCTGCACTGTAAAGCGTGACAGCAACGCTTCCGAAAGTCGCACGCCTGGCGCATTCGGGTTGGTTGCTGCAATCACGAAGAAGCCAGGCTTAGCTTTGACAGTGCCTCGCTCGGGATTCGCTGTGACAGTGTACTCTTTACGGCCATCCATAAGACCATAGATGATGCTGAGCACCTTCGGGTCAATGAGGCCGACTTCGTCAATAAGAAGTGTGCCGCCTGCTTCAGCTGCTTTGAGCAGCGGGCCATCTTCCCAGAGGAAGCCGCCGCTTGGCGTTTGCACGTATCCGCCGACCAAGTC